GCAAGAGTGGCGGAGCCTACATCTGCCACCCAATCAGAATGTCGGCCGCACTTGCAAGTGCAGGGGTCAACGACCTACTTCCGCTCCAAATCGCCCTCCTCCACGACACCATCGAGGACACTACGGTGACCTACAACGACCTCCTCACAGAGTTTGGACAGGAGGTCGCAGACGGAGTGGTCGAACTGAGTGATGACAAAGCACTCGACAAAGCCACACGCAAGGCTCTCACCATCACCCACGCCCCACACCTCAGCCGAGCATCCGCTCTAGTGAAGATCGCAGACAACTGCGACAACTGTAACGGGATCATGGGCGACCACCCTCCCAAAGGGTGGAATCAAGAGAGGATCACAGCCTACGGAGAGTGGGCAAGGAAGGTAGCAGAGGGAGCTTACAAAGCTCTTAAGAGCGAGGGGGACAGAGAGATCGCCCGAAACCTCGCACGAGGAAGCAAACTCCCAACCAACCTCGGCTAAAGAGGAGGGGAGAGAAGGTCAAAGCGATAAAACGCAGACTTGACCCCCACCTCTAAGACCCCACCACTACGCACCAACAACTGAGAGAAGTTGTTGGGATCATTTACTACATCATAAGTAGCCAACCCACAGATGTAGAATTCGTACCTTGACTCTCTTATCACGATAATCTGAGGTGTGTTTGAGGAGCTAGGTGTAGGCTTTCTTAACAGTGGGAAATCTCCCATGTTTACTGTCTTGACTCCCACCTCATATCCCGCTGACCTCAAGTCGGGAACATAGTAGTCATTAGAGTTCCCTACAGAAAAGTCAACGAACAACTTACCTATGTGTTGTTCCACAGCACACTCACCACCCCAACCAGTCAGGTATCTTTTAGCCAACGACTTTGGGTCTTTAAAGTATTGACCCCCCTCTTGTCTTTTCTTCTCGATCACTTTCTTAACGAACGACCTTATTTGAGCCTCTTTATCGGTGCTTAGAGAGACTTTTGGGTATGAGTCTAGGTGTTGCCCTACAAAGTGATTGAAGGACGGTTCTATACCCTCTAAGATCTTTGACCTCAATCTTCTTTCACCTTGCAGTTGAGCAGGTATTCTCGCACATAATGTTGAATAGCCCTCACCCAAGACTTAGGTGTCTCTATCTTGTAGTTTGCCCTCATGTATTCATCAACACCTTTAGCTGTCGTAGGCAAACTAAGATCAATAAAACTTGAGTTCATGTGAGGCATCTCTAAAACAAATCGCCTCAAGTTTTGATATTCAAGCCTCAGCATATCCAAACGGTATTCCTCACTTGAAGCACAGGAAAAGTGTGTCGGACACTTTATCATCCCTCCTTTTTTGAGAAAAATGTATCCGTCACCTTTACATTTACAGTCTAACATACTGTTCGTGATTTTCATTACTGTCTTTCGTTTCACAAGAAACCTCCTTTTAATAGTTTCTTTATACAACCACTACTTAAAAAGAGAGGAGATTGTTATGGGAAACTTCTGGGTGAGACCCGATGGGCAGAACACTCTAAAGGGTGTAGAAGATGACCCTACCAATAAACCTGTACTACCTGCGTATCTGATTTTAGAGTTCTTGTCGAACGATAATCAGAAAGCGAGAGATGACTTTTTGAAACTACTTCCAGGAATGGGTGAAGAAGAACAGTATAGGCTACAAGAAATCTATGCTTTCAGCACTAAGCCAAAAGACTATCCTCAGATTATTGAGGACAAGTTTCAAAAGGCTATGACTCCTAGAGTCAACATGGGGAACAATCATCTCCCTAAAACAGTAAACACATCATCTAACCAACGCACTAAACTTAGAGTGAACCAATAGCTACGACCTCTTTTAAAGAGACCGCAATGGAGAATAAAAATGAGAAGACTAGCTTCGGAAATACTTAAAGATTTAGAACTAAGGGTAGCTCACCTTGAAAGTGGCTTTCAAGGTGAGTTGAGGAAATCTATTGAGGTTGTCATCGAAAATACTCCCTCAAATATAAGAATTGATCGAGTAGAGTTTCCCAGAACACAGGAAGAGTTTTTAGAGATAGAGGCAAATAATGTGCCCGTTATTTTTTACAACTGCCCACTTGGAACAAACATGGTCAACCGATTGGAACTGTTCAAGTCTGATTTTAATCCTATGGTAGAGTCTAGGCTTGCAGATAGGAATAAGAAAGACATTGGTGGTTTGCTAGAGATTAGTCTCCAAGACCTCTTAAGATCAAACTTTGAGAGGGGTTCTCGATATGTAGGGAAGCACCGTCTGAATACGAGGGCTTTGAAAAAACTGCTAGGGGTTAATCTTTATGGTAAGGGTCAGATTTTAGAGGGTATGGGAATAAACTCTGCAAATATGTGGTGTGGACCTAAAGGGTGCGTCACCCCCCTCCACCTTGATACAATCAACAACTTAGCATGGAATGTGTACGGGCAAAAGACATGGTTCTTGGTAAGTCCAGAGGATATGTACCACAAGGCTTACTTAGAATCATTCAAAGAGCCTTATGAAGAGGACTATAAGGGTGATTGGACTAGGAACGATAATGGTCGATCTCCTACCTTTTCAAAGATGACAGAGAACCCATTAAAGAGCTTTAATCATTTCCCTATGTCTAGGGGTATAAAGTTCCATAAGGTCGTGTTCAGAGAAAATGAAATGCTGTATCTTCCCGCTTATTGGGGACACTATGTTAATACTGACTCCGACTCTTTAATGATTAACCATTGGTACGATGAGGTGCCTATAATCCTTAGCTCAACAAGAGTGAAAGGCAATTTGTAGTTCGTTTATCGCTTCTCCATAGATGATCTACACAATGGAGAATAAAAAATGGCTACAGAGAAATCACAAGACCCAACACAGCTTGATAAACTACCACTTAAGAGCAAGAAGTTCCTTGCTTATCTGATCGCAGACATCGGGTGGAAAATCCTTATGTTCTATGTGATTTGGGAGTATCAAACTAAGATTGAGCATTATGCGTTTATGGTTCTCGTCACTATGATCGTAACAAGCGGTTTTATACAGATCGGGTATATCTTAGGTCAAGCCGCTCTTGATAAGTACACTACAGTGGCTGTCTCGGCTCTTGAGAGAGATGGGGATAAACCTACCCCACCTAAACCAAAGGCTAAAGAAGAACCCGACCCTAATAGCACAGACCCTAACGAGTTCATGTAATAGTTTATTTATGAGTGATCTTAAGTGATCTCATTAACCTTAACAAAATGGAGAAAACCATGAGAAGATCAGCAACCGAAGTTATTAAAAACCTTGAGCGTAGAATCGCAAGGCTCGAAGGAAATATAAACACTCGAAAGACCGCAAGGGGAGATGTCGCTATCGAGACCGCTTCCGAGCGAGACATACAGAAGGCTTGGCCTAGAGTCACCTATAAAGGCAAAAGCATCCACGCAGACTACAGCAAATGGACTAACTCGGTCGAGAGTTCAGAACTTAGCGAGTATACTGATATTGGTTTGACGGATGATCTGGGTAATTCTCTGGAAGTTGCAGAAGGTGGACAAGAGGTTTATCTTGGATACAACCAAGAAAAAGATTTCTTTGTGATGGGCTTTGATATGAGTTTCTATTCACAAGTAACAGAAGATGAGTGGGATGCTCATGCTGATGCCATGTCCAAATATGAGGACGCAAAGTTTGAAGCGGAGGAATGGAATGAGGATGAGCCTGAGCCTTGGGACTTTGAAGGATATAATGAGGACTTTGAGAATGTCGAAGATCCTCGTCATAATGGTCACAGAGGTTGGGCGGCAGTACTTTTTAGGGTTGAGAATGGTCGGATTAAGACAGAAGACCCTAAGTTCGGTACTAGTCTTTTTTATGAGATGGATGTACACAAGGGACTTAAGCGTAAGTTTAATCTCGTTGACCTTCGATTGGGATAAACCTACCCTCAAACTCTAATAATGTTAGTTATACTCGTTATTAAGTCATCTATTAAAGGTTAAATGACTTACTCCTATATGAGTGAACCTCATATCTAGGAGTAAGAACATGAGTGCTAAATCCTTTGAAGAAGCCGTAAGAACAACTCAACCTGTCATTTATGTAGGAGTTGAGCGTCAAGAGGCTAAGGGCTTCAATAAAGTAGTCCTCATACAAGAGAATAAAGAAGGGCTACAGACAACCGAACACCACATGACAGGTGATGTCTCTGTTCAAATGGTGAATGGTGTCTTAAAGGTTTATGTGAAAAGCTAAAGCAGATCTGCCGCTATGTCAGATGTGTGTAAACTCAGATGTGTTCCTCAAGCATTGCAGGGAGACTCCAGATCTCGTCAGAGATTTTGCCTAACTTACGATCACGAAAGCAGAGTCTTTCCAACTTACTTGCGTCTGCGTGATCCATATCCTCAAGATCAGTTGTGTACACCCGATAAGAGACCTCAGAGACACCCTCATCATCACAGATGCTAAGATCATTATCGTCACAGATCTGTTTGACCCTAGACTCAAACTCATTTTGTAGTTCATCCGCTTCCATAAAATAACGGTGTATGAGAGCATGACTCTCTTCCTCTGACCAAACATCATAAATCCACTCATCAGCATCGAAGTGTCTGTAAGCGTTGCGACTGAGACCAGCCTTCTTACCAGAGGATTTCGTCTTCTTTTCAAGTCTTGCAATTCTCATTTCAAGGTTATTAATGATTTCTGTTGCTGATTTTCTCATAAAGGTACTCCATAGGTTTGAGGTTAATAAGATCACTTAATAACGAGAATAGATAAACTACAAAAGATCTGCGGCAATGTCAGATAGCGTAGATCTCTCTGACTTATGTAAACTCACACACGCAAATAAAGGTTGACCCAACATACGCTCAATCACATACACAAGACCATTAGATTGCTTTGTGAGGTAAGGGTGATCAATCTGATAGGGATCACCTAAGAGAACTACTTTAGTTCCCTCAGCCGCTCTTGTGATGATTGATTTGATTTCATGCTTGGTGAGATTCTGAGCTTCGTCAATAATCATAAAGGCTTGTTTAAGTGAGCGACCCCTAATGGAGTGGATTGGTTGGATCTCTATCTGATTCTTTTCAAGGAAACCTTCTTTAGTACCCATCTCTGCACCCATCGGACCAGCGTCCCACATTGGGTTGATCTGATCTAGGTTGTCAAAAAAGCTCTGCATCCAAGGCTCTAGTTTCTCGGAGAGAGAACCAGGCAAGAACCCGATGCCTTGACCGACATCAACTACAGGTTTAGAGAGTAGGATACGCTGATATGTATGAGCTTGCTCAAGAGCGGCAGCTAATGCAAGGAAGGTTTTGCCAGTACCTGCTTTACCTAAGAGACACACCAACTCAATGTCGGGATCTAAAAGAGCATCAAGAGAGGCTCTTTGTTCAAGATTTCTAGGTTTGGCTTTTTCGGTACGCACTTTGTCTACATTAAAGAGAGATCCCTCTTTGTGTTGGAAAAGATGTTTTTTCTCACCTGGTGCAACAAACCAAACATACTGATTTTCATGGAAATCTTCATCAAACTCATGTGGAAGTCTTACAGCACCTTGCCAATATGACTTAACCAATTGATTCATAAACTTTACATCAGGTACAAAACCTTTTAACCCTATACCAGAGAGGGTGTCCAGACTTGTGTCCGAAGTGTAGTCAGAAGAATTAACCCCCACAGATTCACATATGATGCGTAGGTTGATATCTCTTGAAACGAGAGTCAGATCGTATTCGTCTTTGAGGTGAATAGCAGTTTGTAGAATAAGTAAATCTACATACCTAATCTGATTAGCTCGGTCTAAAGAACTTATGCTGAGTCCTCCTTCGTGTGATACAACTTTAACCTTATCTTCTGTTTGAAGTTTAAGGATAAGATTAGAGGCTTGACGAGCGAGATGTGCTACATGAGATTTCTCTCGTTTGGGTGTGTCTTTGAGAACATCAAGCTCCATGATTACATAGATTGGGATGAGGACTTCGGTATCATCTTCAAAAGAGGTCATAGAGGTAGGATCGTGTATTAACACACTAGTATCTAGCAAAACAGCCTTTGTCATGTGGACTCCATTCTGAGGGTAATTCTCCTCACCCTATAAGCGAAAGGTATCTAAAGAATATGAAGCAGAAACATATCGAAATCCGAAAACAACAATGCTCTCTAATCGCCTCTGCAAGCACCTGTTGTCGGAGAAAAGTAGGTTCTGTGATCGTAGACCCACATTCTAATGTTGTTGTTAGTGAAGGATATAATGGACCACCAAGAGGAAGTAGTGGTGCCTTATGTGGTGGGTCTGACTGTTTGCGTGATCGGTACAAAGTCAAAAGTGGAACTCAAAATGATGTTGGATGCCATCATGCAGAAATCAACGCAATCTTAAATGCCACTCGAAATGGTATGTCTACTATGGGTAAGTGGCTCTTCACCTCATGCGATCCATGTCTTATGTGTGCAAAGGCAATTCATCATGCAGGGATTATAAAGGTATATGCTCCTTTACAAACAGAGGTTCATCAAGAGGGGTTGATGTATTTTAAAAATAATCATGTAGAGACAGAGAGTCTTTAATAGTTTGTTTATGATACTCGATATGTAGTGTCAGCTTTTCATTCAAAGGAGATCCTACATGGACAAAACACAAAGAGAACAACTACTCAAACTCGCTCAGAAAGATCCATCTTTCAAAGCGAAGCTCGTCAACATTCTTAAAACAGAGAAAATCGCTACTGCACTCAACACTGAAGATGCGGCTGCTTTTGCGGCTTGGGCTAAAATGTCAAACCCACAAGGTATGAGTGTAAATGAAGTCATTTCATACCTTACTAGAGCAGGTGTTAAAGTACGCCCTCAAGGTGAGTCAAGAGCACCAAATAAAAAAGGGCCTCTTGAGGTAGGTGAACTTGTAAAAGTTGATCCTTCAAAGTGCATCCACCCCGACAATAAGCGTAATTGTGGTGTGCTTGAGCATACACCAGATAATGAGCAGTATTGTTATGTCGTTGCTCGAATGGAACCAGCAGACCTTCGTGAACTTTGCACTTACCAAATCTCACCAATCGACACTAAGACTGGAAAAGTTGGAAGTAAGAAATTCGAGTTCAAAGCAGTTATGCCAGCAAGAGGTATTGCGGGTCTTACCAAGAAACTTGAAAAATCCGAAGCTAAAGGAGATACCACAGCAGTTGATCGTGTGCTTGGTGAGATGCGTGAAAAAGCTCTTGCACCCCATAATGGACATGGACTTTATCGTGCTTCTTTCAAGGATCTCGCTCACTACAAAAAAGTCATCAGCCAACCAAAAGTAGGTGACTTTGTGATGGTATATGAGCGTGGTGGTAAACTCCCTGTGCCTTCTATTCGTAAACAATACGCAGAGAAATCAAATGTTGATCGTACACGCCAAACTCTCCTTAGTGGAGAATTTGATGATCTTGTAGAAGGTGGTCTTTCAGACTACGCTAAGATTTACTATGAGGGTCAAATGAAAGGTGCTGGATACAGTCAAAAGGAGGAGTTCTACTTCCTTATGGACACTGTATCTCAAGGATTCACTAATGCTAATCCGACTGTAGGTACTGTGTACTACATCGCTAAAGCGTCCGATATGCCTTCTGAGAGGGAATGGAAAGATGATCTTCGTGCCCGTCTTAAAGCAGTCGTTGAGGAACACCTCAAAGGAAGCCTCTAAGACTAGCTAGTTTTTAATAATCTATTTATACTCTCTCTTTGTATGATTATTAGAAAGAGAGAGTATTATGACAAAGGCGAACCCTAGAGCAGTAGCTGAACGCTATCTGCTTATAAAGCAAGCTCGTAGGATCACTGCCAGATCAAAGACAGCAGGTAGGGTTAAAACTGCTGGTGAAGTTCGCTTCATTAAAGATCATGGTGATGATTCAAATGCGTGGGCTTGGGGACAACACCCACCTAGCCAACGCATTATGGACTCAAACCATATCTTCAATAAAAAGAGCACGAAGAACATAGCTAAAGTTCTTCGATCTACTTTATCTTCTCTTGGTCATGCGATGAGTGCATACACTACATTCGCTAAGATCAAGTCGAGGGATATTAGCCCCGATGGTAATCTTGGTGGTCGTGGGTATATCATGGAGATTAAAGCGATTCGTAGACAATATATGAATGTTGTAGAAGCTCTCTCTGCTATGTCTGATACACTCTATGATGAGATTACTGCTGACCATTGGAAAGTAGAACAGAGTAAAATGCTCAATCAAGTTATGGAAGAGGTTGAGGATATTAAAGATGACCCAGAAGCATGGGCTGTCGAAGTAGAAGAAGCACCAAAAGACCCAAAAAATGAGGAACTAACTAGAGACTTTAGTTCGCCTCGACCTCGAAAGGATACCTAAAATGAGTAAGAATAAAAGTCATATGCCTAATGGTGGATACACCCTTACTCATGGGTCGAACTATATGATGGATGGATTCCACTTCGACACTGAATATGGTGGAGGACCCCAAGAAAAAGCTCGGCTACCCGAAGCAAAAGGGTTAGCTGATCTTCCAAGTGGAATGATCCCACTTGACAGTTCTGGTGTCTCGATGATTCCCGATGGAGTAGAACATCAAGCAGATCTTAATATGGACGAGATCACTCGTGAAGCAACTCAAGATGTGTCTTTAGTAGATCACTCATGGCTCGCTTCACAGCCAGAACCCGACCTAAGTGGTATGAACGAGATGGAACAGGTTTATAAAGACCTCGCTGACGGACACATGAATAATGAATCTAATAATCAGCTCAAAGTACTTGAAAAGTCATGGGGTCAAACAAGCACTACAGGTCTTGACATTATCCCCAATGAGAATAGACGACACGCTCCATATAGGAATACCTATAGTGATGAGCAATCTAATTTACCTGGTGATGACTATCGTGAAGAGATGGAGCGTAACATCCGTAAGCTCGCTTATGGACACCCTATGAATGTCGTACTCTCTGAGGTAGATGAGTCTCAAGTCCTAGAGGTTAAAATCAAGCTCGCTTCTGAGTACGGTCTACATGGTCGTGTTTATGTTAAAGAAGAACACTTTCCTGGTCTTTTCAATGGTCGGTGGGACGAAGTTATCAACAAGCGTTGTGCTACTGCAATGTATATCATCCCTAAAAACAAAGACTGTGCCTTTGATCGCTTCTTAGGTATGCAAGTCGTTAATGAGATCCCTTGGAAAAAAGCCTCTAAGAATCTACTCCCTAAGTTAGAATCTTATGGCGTTCGTCTTGCATCAGGGTCTGCTAAAACTCGTTTAAAGAAAGCCTTTATTGACCTCCTTGAAGGTAGGGTCGCTCGACAAGACAAATCAGCGACATGGTTTCCGACACAGATCGACCAATCTAGCCTTATCTCTCTTGACCATGCTCGAAGAGAACTAGAGGACGCTAGAGAGGAAAACATCTTCGTTGCTTCATATGAAGATGTTGAGCAATCAAAAATAGATAAAAAACTCAATAGGATCGCAAGTCAACTCGTCAATCAAGGATTTCTTGAGGGTGAGCAGGTAACAGCAGTTGTGGAGTCTAATAGGACAAGCTCAAAGAAGATCGAAAGACTTTATGAGTTAGCGAGTATACCTGTGGACTCTAGCTCTTATGATGGTCAAGGCATAGGTGCTAAAACTCATACCCCACATAAAAGCAAGATCGAAGAGAACTTTAAGACTCGCTCTCAACTGAACCTCGAACAACGACACGCTTCTGCTAAAGATAAAATTGGTCGTATCGTTAAAGCAAGAATGATTACAGCCCAAGAAGCATCTTCGATTTCCTCAAGACAAGAAACACCAGAAGATAAAGTTAAAGCAGTATTCAATCATATCGCTAAAAACATCAAAAACCTAGCTTCTACTTATGAAGGTCAAGGTACTGATGTGAAACTATTGCTCCCTACTAGAAGTGACATTCAGAGCGACTTTAAGACTCGCTCAGAGATCACTATGGAGCAAAGGTTTGCTAGAGCGAAAGATAAGATTGCTCGCATAGTTAAAGCTGGTCTTATTTCAGCTCAAGAGGCGAACACAGTGATCGCCAAACATAAGACACCTGAAGATAAGGTTCGTGCTGTCTTTAATAGTATCGCACACAAGGTAGATGATTACTCTGATTATGAAGGTCATGGTAAGAACGCTTCGTACCATAATATGCGTAAACATCGGACAAACGCAGATGTGTATATACCTCAAAAAGGCGTTCGTGAACTCGCTCATAGACAAAAGATGGCTATGGAGCAGTTGTCGAACCTCGTAACCTCTGGATTGATCACTGTTGAAAAAATACAAGAAGTATCTAAAGGCAAAACACCAGAAGATAAGGTCGCCTCTGTACTAAGGTATATCGCAAAACCTATCGAATCGAAAGATTATGATGGTGTGGTTTCTACGGCACATATCATAACTGCTAGAAACAAACTACCAACCGAGAATGTGAAAGCAACTTCGGTATCTGAGGGCAGGAAGATCGCTTCTAAAGTGGATGTTTACATCTCAAACGGTCTTATCTCAAAAGAAGATGCTAGTCATGCCTTTACCCTTAAAGGTTCTGAAAAGTTCAAAGAGCTTTATCGCCTTGTCGTTAAAGGTGCTTCAGCTAAGAAGTCTGACTTCAAAGGTCAAAAGTTTGAAGCTCACATTGCGAAAAGAGCTTCTGCACCAACCAAGACTGCACATGAAGCACAGTCAGATAAAGTAGCAACATGGCTTCGTCAAAAAATCAGCGAGGGTTCAGCAGGAGAAGAGTTAGATGCCTTACTCCCAGCTCGCTTCTCACAGGACATCTTGAAATCTCATTCTGATCGTATTGCCTCTGTTAGATCTAAACATGAAGGTCTATCGGGTCATGCTTATGTCGATGCTACTGCCTACATGACAAAAGGAACAGACGGATGTGATAAAGGGGCGTTAGTTCATAGGGCTAACCAAATCCCTACTCTTCTCAAGACCTCAAAATGTGGTTCGTGTGTATTCAACACAGATGGGACTTGTCAGAAATATAACAAGCTTATCATCGCTTCAGCAGATGAAATCGTTGAAAGTCCTCAGTCTTATCAACAGGAGATGATAAGACTGGCTAATGCAAGTGATAGTGAGCAAACAGCATCACTATTTGTTAATAACTATGACGCTAATGAGTTTAACTTAACTGCAAGTGATGAGGTGTCTATTGACGATGCCCCTTCAAATGAACAGTTAGGAGATGTTCTCTTTGGTGGCTTTGAATTATAAGGAGATAAGATATGCTTTCCTCTTACAGTCGTAGGGTCGTTGCTTCCCCTCAGTTCAAAATGCTCGTTGCTCATTTAAAGAAGTCCTCTGACCCATCAAAAGGAGAAGCAGGAAATCCCGAACCAATTCGTCAAGTTTTTGAAACACAAGTGATCACCACTAATATGGGTACTGCTGTACTTGGTAATATAGACGCAAGCACTAACCAAGTACGCATTAAGGTAGAGACAACTGACTTCGGTAATGAGAATCTCGGCAACGCTCCACCCTTTTATGATCAAGACATTATTCAAGTTCAAACATCTGGATATATTGATGTTGATCGGATCAATGCCCTTAAAGCAGGAACTCACTTTGGTCGAGGTGAAGGCGAGAGTGCAGGTAACATCAATGATGTAGCCTCTGATCTCGCTCTCGTTTTAAATGACTCGGTGACCGATATTACTGCGAGTGTAGACCCCCAAAATCTTAACCATGTTCTTGTGCGTAGTAATGAAGTTTCATCCGCTTTATTTATCAAAGTATATAGCTTCTCTTACTTACTCTTAGCAGGCACACCTCCTTTTATTATTGAAGATATGGATGGCAACACCCTTTATGACCCGACAGCTACAGAAGGTGGTGCAGGTGTTCTTTTAGTGCGACCGAATGGTATATTACCTATGAATGAGTCCTAATAAGTTAAGGAGGTTTATATGTCAATCCCCATACCAGCGGGTGCTACAAGAGTTCAAGTAGAAGATGAGTATGGTAAACTAATTTGGCGAAAGCCCTCCGAAATCCTAGACACCGACACAATACGCATTAACTTTAAGACAGGCGAACCTTACGCTATGTTTGGTAAGCCAGGTCAACCAAGTTCTAATAGTGCAAATGTCAAACAAACACCTGTAAATACACCTTATATACATCCATCAAACCCACAGGCAAACATCAATCAACTACAGCAACGCAAACAAGCGAAACTAAATAGCGATGCTGTATTTGATCAGACAAAGAAAAATGCCGATTCCTCTGAGGTATTGACTAATGTATTAGTTGGTTTAGCAGAAGAGTCTGCCTCACTTGCTTTTGAAAGAGAAGAAGCAGAGCGTAGGGGTGAATCCACATCTCAGATTTCTCTAAGGAGAGTAAATGCCTTAAAAGCTGTGGGTGACACTTGGATCAAGAAAAAAGAGATAATGTCGTCTAAATCCTTAGACTTAGAGTCTAAAGCTTTTAGGCAAGTTTTTGGACACATCGCTGAAACATTCCGTAAAGCGTGTGATGAAGCAGGGGTAAGACCCGAACTAGCAGAGAGTGTTTTTGCTACCTTCGGAAAGATGGTAGATGACCCAGATTGGATGCAAGACGCTAAAAAGGCTATGGAGCGTGAGAAATAATGAGTTTATCTTCGGTTGCGATCTCTGCAAGTGCTAGGGCAGGTAAGAAATCAGAAAAAGACGCAGACATCATAGAATTTGTGGAAGCATCTTGGGGATTAAAGATGACTTTGTTTCCCGTACAAAGGGTAATCCTTAAAGCACATTATGGTCTTGAGCTTGATGATGAAAAGACATTTGAAATATCTGATTGGACTAGGACCAAAATAGAGACACATACCGAGAAATCATATCTTCGTAAGATATATGAAGATGGTCGTTGCAATATAGGTGAGGTAATACCTGGGAAACAACGAAGAGAAATGATCCTCTCTATTGGTCGTAGGTCTGGTAAATGTGTGACAGGTGAGACACTCATACCCACAAATAAAGGATTGGTTCGGATTGACTCTTTAGGTGATCCCAACGGGGATGAAATACAACCACTACAAGTTAATGTCGCACAAGAGTGTGGGACAACCTCTAGGTCGGCTTATTTTTATAACGGAGGTGTTAAACCTACTAAATACCTAGAGACATTCTGTGGGTACAGGATCGAGGGTACAGGAAATCATCGCATTAAAGTGATGACTCCCGAATGTAAGATCGAATGGAAGTATCTTGAAGAGATTGAAAATGGTGATGTGGCTTGCATCAATAGATCCAGTCAGCTTTGGTCTAATGACTATGTGGATGTAAGTCAGCACCACACTGAAAAAGATCAACCTAAATATCTTGATGAAACTTGGGGAGAGTTATTAGGATTATTAGCAGGTGACGGTCACTGGACAAATGAGAAAGCAGTTGGTATAACAGTAGGTGAGAAAGCCTTTGAGCCTTACCTTATGTCTTTATTTCGTAACCTCTTTGGGAAAGTCTCTTATCACCCAGATAAGCGTAAGGTTGATGTCGGTCAAGTGTTAGCCTACGGGAAAGACCTAAGAAAGTTCCTCGATAACTTAGGTTGGGTAATCGACTGCACGACTAGAACTAAAAGTGTTCCACATACAGTCCTTAAATCCCCTATGTCTGTAGTATGTGCTTTCCTTAGAGGACTCTTTGAAACAGATGGTTCGGCTTATGACTCTGCCATTACTCTTTCTACTGCTTCTTATCAACTCGCACATGAAGTACAACTTTTATTACTAAATGTCGGAATCGTATCCAATCTCTCTAAAAGCAACCGAGAAGATAGAACAGAACATCGAATAAGAGTCAAAGGATCAAAGTCTAAGAGACTTTTCGCTAGACACATAGGGTTCATATCAGAAAGAAAGAAAAAGTGCCTTGAAGGGGTATTATCAACAGTCTCTTATAGGGGAGGTAATGAAGGAGTACCATTCTTTTACGAGTATGTTGAACGACTAAAGAAGTTCCACCCCTATCTCAAACATGACTTAAGTCCTACAACTAAATACACACCCTATTGGAAGATCAAGAAGGTCGCAGACCATTCGGGTTTAAATCAGACCACAAAGTCTCAACTATATAACCTCATCGACCGCGATTACTTTTTCGACCCTATCATCAAAGTAGAACAGCGTGAAGCTCATGTCTTTGATCTGAATGTGCCTAATGGATCAATGTTTATCGGCAATGGGTTCACTAACCATAATACTACGATTTCAGCCTGTATCGCCGCTTATGAAACCTACAAGTTGATCAAAAAAGAAAACCCACAAAAGTTTTATGGACTACCCGCAAGTAATAATATCCAAATCATCTCGGTCGCCACAGATAAAGACCAAGCAGGTTTGCTTTACCAAGAAGTATCAGGTCATTATCGCTCCTGTGCTTTTTTTGGCCCCTACACTGCAAATAATACTCTCTCCTATGCCAGATTCCAAACACCAGCAGATGTAGAGAAGTATGGTAGATACATTGAGAACCAAGACGCTAAAGCTACTCTTAAAATCACCTTTAGATCTTGTGTCGCTAAAGGTCTTCGTGGTGCAGGTAATATATGCGTCATTCTTGATGAGGTTGCTCACTTTACTGAAACGGGTCAATCGGGAGCAGAGGAAGTATATAACGCTGTTGTACCATCGACATCTGCTTATTCAGCTAAAGACCCAGAGAACCCAACGATCCCTATTGGTGAAGTAGAGGGTCGTATCATTCTTATCTCTTCACCTTTGGGTAAACAAGGTCTGTTCTATAACCTCTTTATGATTGGTATGGGTGGTGGTCGGGCAGGAGATAATATCCTCGCTGTCCAAGCACCTACTTGGGAAGTAAATCCCACTGTACCTGCACAAGAGTTCGAGAAGCATTACCTCAAGAATGCGGCAGTCTTCTTCACAGAGTATGGTGGGGAGTTCACAGACAGAACAAGAGGGTGGATTACTGACGAGCGTGATCTATTATCTTGTATTGACCCTCAGTTAAAACCACAAATGGGAGCACCAGCTAGAAAACCGCACTTTATGGGAATCGACTTGGGTCTTGTAGGTGACGGAACCGCAATTGCTATTGGACATCTCGAAGGTGAAGAAATCGTTGTAGATCTCGTAGCTCAAATTAAAGCAGGAGAGGGTATCTATCACGATAAAGAACGATTGGAGTTTGATGATGTCGCGGATTGGGTACTAGAGTTTACAAAGAAGTTTTATATTCAAGAGGGAATGTTTGACCAATGGGCAGGGATTCCTTTCCAACAGGCACTTGAAAAGCGAGGTCTAAAAAACCTCAAATCTACTAATATGACTAAACAGATCACCTCACAAATGTATCAGAACTTTAAGGACATGATGTGGGATCAAAAGGTCAAACTCTACAATCGACCTAACTATGAAACAGAAGGACATGAACCGTATATCCAAGAACTCTTAGAGCTTCAACAAACGGTGCATGGTAAACACCTCATAACTGTCGAAGCTCCACAAACTAAAGGTAAACATGACGATATGTCGGACGCAATTGTACGCATGGCATGGCTCGCCTCTAATAACATCGGCAAAGGGCGATACTTCGCTTCAGGGTCTAAAGGAAGTAGACAATTCAGACACCCTATGGCAGGTGGTAAAACCTTTGCTACAGGTGGAAGGTATACAGGTCGAAGTGGGTCTGACGCTAAAAGGGTTGCACCTAAATCACCTCGCTATAGCCTAAGAGACTCTATCAATGGTCGCTTTGGGAAAAAGTGATTACAACGATTAGTAGTTTTCTTGAGCCTCTTTACCCGCTTTGTACTCATAAAGCAGTTCACTTCGATCAGTCAAACCGACTTTCCATGTGTATTCTAAGTTATTTAAAGAAACACCATTCATGCCCATGTAGTAAACGATTTCTATGATAGCTCCGTCCAAGTCTTTGATCATAGACTCTTGGTTGAGGTATCTTGAAAGTTTCTCGATGTTAAGGATGAAATTTTCTTTATCTTCTTCCGAACCCTTTACCATTCTTTCCTTAGCAAAGTTTAAAAGTTGTTTGGTGTATGTATTGCGATGGTCAAGACCCAAGAAATAATCCTCGTGCTTACTCTCCATCATCTCTAAGAAATGTTTAGGGGTGAGTCTTGCAGACTGACGCTCTAAACGAGCAATCCTCATCTCAAGGTTTCTTATTATTTCTGAAGCTGATCTTTTCATAAGAGTTTCCCCACTTTGTTTAATGTAACACTTATTGACTATCATAAATAAACTACAAATCAAATGGGGGGTGCATTTGATGATTGGTGGAAGTCTTAAGACTATTCGTTGCTTCTAATTCTTTTAAAGAAGTTAGGGTTCTTCATAATCAAGCTGGCGATCCCTGCTGACTCAATCTCAATTTGATAAGCCACGAGACCAGTATCTCGTAAACTTCCACTCTCAACCTCGTAGTCAATGCGACAGTTGAATACAAAATAATCACCTCCACCCATCCAAGACAAATCAAAATCACCAGGCACTTTTCCTTTAGCTATAATCTGATCCATCATCTTATCTTTGCAGTAAGAGAAAATGGCTTGTAGATCATTTACACCCTTAACAGACTTTTTGAAGTCATCCTTCTCCATATCATGCTCTACAGATACAACACGAGCATTAAAGGATGAATCATTATCCCAACCTGCCGATTTGTTTTCAAGACGAGCAATACGACCCTCAAGGTTTCTAATCACTTCACTAGCTGATCTTCTCATATCATTTCTCCATTTGGTTTAGGGTTAAAGAGATCACTTATTGACTATCATAAATAAACTACAAACTTTAGGGTTTGTGATGCAGATCTTCTCATAATGGTTCTCCTGTGGGTTAAGAATAAAGAGATCTCCTATGGATAACCTATAAATAAACTATCAATAGTTCTGGTTCTCCCAAGTCGCTGTCTTGTATCGCAACCCCCCTAAAAACACAATCAATTCTAGATTCGGGAAAAAGTAGGAGGGGGGGGTATTAACCTTGTGGTCTCCAAGACCTTATCTGTTGGTTTAACTTTGTTATTAGATCTTTGAAAACGCTTATACTTCTTTCTTTTTTACGCTGATGTATAGGGTCTGATGGTTGTCTCCTCTCTAACTCTTCGATCTCCTCATTTACTTTACGCTTAACATTTTTTAGACCCTCTGGAGATGTTTCTATTGGGTGTTCAAATGAACCATAACAAGAAATTGTTTCCCTCCACCCATGTTGTATTCTATAACCATGCTTAAATAACTTACCATCTCTTCTTTTGGCATAAACTCCCCAACACATAGGGCAAGTACCTTTATTTTGTTCCTCTAAAGTCTGTTCGGGTTCGGTTTGCGGAGCGAGTCTTAAAAAGTCTTTTGCGTCTTCAACTGCACCCTCTTTGACTGCAAACTTTGTAATCTTAGTTAGATCAAAGTTCTCTAAATCTAGTTTGTAAGGTGAAATTTTTATCGCCACCTTTTTACCGTTTTTAGAAGTGGTTACTTTTTTGATACCAACAAAAGCGTCCTCTAAATAAAACTTCCACCATTCTTTTCTTTTCTCATAAAACATACTGGTCAAAATAATCGAGATACGACCAAAAGTAGGTTTACTTGGTTTTCTATCTACAAAGTCTACATAGGGGATTGCTTTTTTAATCCTTTCAATCTCTTCTTCGTACTTTTGAAATGCCTCTTCAAATGTAGGGTATTCATCTACCGATACTAGTATAAAATAAATGCTTTGACCTAGCTTCTCAAAATCCTCAAAGGCAGTCTTGTGTTTGAGATTATCATTTGCATCCTGTGCCTCTTTCATTTCAAAGTTAAAGCCTAAAGCTTCAAGCACCTCTTGTAAGATGTTAAAATTACCTTTTTTCGGCATTGGGGTTCTTCTTGAGTGGTTAGCCAAAGCTAACATCATACTTTTAGCTTCATTGCTCAATGAAGATGTAGCTTGTTTTTCAAGACGGGCAACTCTCATCTCAAGCTCTCTGATGACTTCACTTGCTGTTCTTCTCATAGGTCATTCTCCTGTGGGTTAAGAATAAAGAGATCTCCTATGGATAACCTATAAATAAACTATCAATAGTTCTGGTTCTCCCAAGTCGCTGTACGACCACGCTTCTCCAACGCATCAGATACCGTAGCCTTATCAGAGTCCATAGGGTAAGCACTGTCGGGTGTAACAGGATAAACAGCATCTGCTCTAGCTGTGTAGGTATCTCTCTGTGGCCAGTAACCATAACGAGTCTCAGGCCATGACACAGGAACTCCCTCAATAGGGAATCTATATCGTATGTCACCACTATCCAAATACGCTATGTTGAAATGCTGTTGAAGAACATTACCTCTGTTCGATGGCATATTAACAGCACCACATGAATACCGTTCATTATTAGGTTTAACTATAAAGTCTTTCTGACTCACAATAGGACTAGGGCCGATCCACACCTCGTAGGAATGTTCCTTACGCCTACCACGATCTTCTTGACTAATCCTACGCTCACTGTCATTAGGGCCGACTATGATGTCATAAGGTCCATCATAACCTCCCTTAATACCTGTGCCGAAACAAATCGTACAAAGACTGTCTGGTTGCTTCGCATATTTAAGGGTCTCTTTATTGAAGGAGGTACAATAACAAGGTATCCCTGCTATCCTACGAGTAAATAACTTAACCCGTTCCCCCCCTTGTTCAAGTATCCAGTTATTACGCCTTATCCCTTCTCTCCACATATAATCTACACGCTCAAGCTCTCTATCTGAGAAGGGCTTGCAATGCTCTAAAGGGGTTTCATGTAATACGCTTGTTTTTGGGTCTTCTGCTACTGTCGCTATACGATAGAAATCACGCTTATCTGTACCAAGTCTTAAGCGACTCTCTGGGTCATAAGCAATATAACTTATAGTGACCACCGTATTGTCATCTATCGAAGGAGGTAAGCTATCTTCGGTTAAAGTGATGGCATCGGGTTTGGGTCTACCTGTAAAGAATAAAGTAACCTCACCAAACTCACCAAGCACTCTCGATGTGGGTACGATAACACCGTTAATCATTACCACAACATCTCTTGGTGAATCAGCAGGGTCATTGATGCTATTTTGTCTCGCTATCGGGTACTCCACTTGAAACCGATAAGGATCTTCACCTTGATCCCCTTTAGAAATCCACTTGTCTGCTGGGATGACTTCATCATTAACTGCCCATGTGTCTATTCGATCTCTGTATATTGTTCCACCGATAGGTGTGATGTTCACCCTACGATAAGGGCCACGATCAGAGTTGCCCGATCTGTATATGTTCACACCACGAACAATCCAACCCTCATTTCCATGTAGGATTGATGGGTTATCCCAATGGACATCTATCTCACCCTTAGCGAAAGGGGAGACAGCACTCGTATTTCTTGGTGGTACAGGCCAAGGACTTCTACTGTCGTACCAACCATGTTGTGCCATAATAATCTCCCATGTAAGCGATATTTACTTATAGGGAGATTATAAATGACTTATTATTCTCTCACTTCAATTAATCATCGCCCTCAAAAGTGATCTCTACCTTTTCTTCTCCACCCTCGTCCTCCGCATCTTGTTTGGGGTCTATCCATTGTTTGACGACACCTTTGAGTTTCACTTGCTCTTCAGTCGTAGTTTTAATAACTTTCTCTCCATGAAAAAGAGAAAGTTTGTCAATGACTGCGGATTGAAGCTCAAATATTTGTTCTCTTAAAAGTTGCATCTGTATTTGTGCATCTCTCAACCTAGCGATTAATGCTTCCCTATCCCCATTAGCAGACGCAAGTTTATCTTTGAGTTCTTCTACTTCGGAAGGGTCTCTACCACTAGCGATGGCTAACATAGATGAGATACTGCCTGTGAGCATACCTATGATCCCAATAAGTATATCTCTGTTTTTCTCTACTATTTCATGCTTCGCTAAGAACCATATCAAACCTATGATCAAGAGCATGAAGACTACAGAAGCCCACCAACCTCTTTTCGCCTTTTCAGATTGAGTGAACTGTTTATTTGTTTGTTTTTTAGACATCGTAAAACCCTAGAACAGATTCTTAAAGAACTCTGAAATGAAAGAAATGAATGCGTCATACTTGGGCATATGGTAAGGAAGTCCGATCAGAGATCTTGCAACAGGTCTTGTAGATAGTTGAAAAATAATATGAAGCCAGAACAAACACGCTATAAACCCAGCCCTCCAAAAGACATAGAGAACCCAGTCTTTCAAGACTCTATCTCTTGCTCTTTTCTTAATGTATTTAGGCCCACCTAGTCTTTTTACTTTCTCAGATCCTAGAGGAGGCTGTAGCGATTCAATGGTTTCACCAACCGCATATATTTCTTGTGGTTCTTTCACCCCTTTAAATTTATACATACCTACACAAGCAAATCGGGTGCTTTTTGGTGTGTGCATATTCGTTCTGTTTCGAGTGGCTAACATTGCCTCCTTTGTGAGGAGAACTTGACCTTTTTGACAAAGAGACATTGTTCTAGCGGCAATGTTTTTTGAGAGTCCTTCAAGTTCGACTCTCTTAGCTCCAGCTCCAACATAGACATCATCTTGTTCTACTTCAATGATTTTACCCCAGTGTATACCGATACGAGTATTGATCTTTATTTTTGGTGGGATTGTTTTTTGATAAGCGAGAGCAAAGTTAACTGCATCTACAGGTCGGTCAAAAGACAATAGAAAACCATCAGAACGATCTATCTCTCTGCCTTCATGCCGATAAACAAGATTTCTAGCCATACGATCATGGATTTGAAACCACTGAGCCGCCACCTTAGCTCCCACCCTTTGAACGAAAGCAGTAGACCCTATCAAATCTAAGAGAACGATAGCTAAGTATCGTTCTTTCATAGTAATATCATGATCAAAGGGCATGGGTTTATCTCCAGAGACTTTTTATGTTCTCACAAGGTGTGTTTAATATCTTATCTGCTAATTCATCATTACAAGTAAAAGCAGGGATATATTCAACACACTGATAAATATGGTTTTCTGCCTTTTCACAAAGGGTTCTATCTTCATTTGGAATATCTTCACAAGAAACTAATAATCCAAATATACATAAGAGGTATCGTGTGTTTTTCATAATTAATATCCTATAAAGGCAAACTCTTGCTTTTTAATGACTTCAAGAGGCGAGGAGTCAGTGCGTTTGATAACCCATTGGACAAAGTAAGATCCTGGAATAAATCCCGCAGATAACATTTCCCCTACATAGTATTTGCCTGTCTCTTCTTTTACAGGGTATCTTTTTTCAACACCCACTCGCCACTCACCTCTAACTTCATCTGTACCATAGAACGAATAATAGATTAAGTAAGGATCAAAGCCATTGCCTTGATTGCCGAAGATTTCTACTCTTAAATCATTTGGACCCATTTGGGTTCTTTGTACAAAGATCACTGACATAACTATACTACCTCAATAAAAGTGTCTCTTGAGGAAACAGATATGGTTTGCTCTCCGTAAACAAGAGCGTTGTCAGCGACCATCTCTGCTTTAAACTCGACAAAGATAGTTTGTCCTAAAACACTATCAGGTATGGTGAAGCGATAAACGAAACGGTGAGCTTGATCTGTGGCTACCATAGCGTTTGGCCCATCTAAGATTGTTCGCACATCCTCCACATAGTGAAAAAGGGTTGTCTCTACATTCTGTATGTTGAGTGGTTTGAGATCAAATCCAACCCAAGAAATCTGACAGGGGATTGTATCCCCAATATGTGCGTTAGTGTTATAAATCATGTGATGATCTCCTCTCACATATAAAATAAATTATAAATAGACTATAAATGAGGAGATCATCATATAAGGGATTAAGTCGTCCTACTAACCTCATTCTTAAGGAGTGCGTTTATGGCTAAAGCCAAATCTAAAGCATCTAAAGCATCTAAATCTTCAAAAGTGAAGTCTGCCCTAAAAGGGGTTGATCTCGCAAGTGTCCTCAACGATGCTGAAAAGGGCATGAAAGACTCGGCTCTTGTAGAGCTTGATCTTGATTCTCTCTCTAATTCTATGCCCCACATCAGTACAGGATCTGTCGCCCTTGACTACCTCATTGGGGGCAAAGAAAATGCTCAAGGTGTTCGTCCTTGTCCTGGTATTCCAAGAGGTCGTATAACAAATGTTTATGGTTTGGCTGGTGCAGGTAAAACCACGATTGCTTTACAGACAGCGGCCTCCGTATGTAATGACGAAGGAGGGACTTGTGTCTATATTGACTGGGAGAATGAGGTTGAACCTAGATACGCTCAAATGCTCGGTGTTCCTGTTACAGATAAGTCTAAGTTCATGCTTCTCCAACCAGAAACTTTGGAGCAAGGGTTCAAACTCATGGTTAAGTTCGCATCGGCAGGTGTAGATCTTATCGTGGTTGACTCTGTAGGTGCAGGCGTTCCCGAAAAGATGTTTGCTAAAGAAGCAGGAGAACAAGCCGCAGTTGGTCTTTTGGCTCGTCAATGGTCGCAATTCCTACCCCTGTTCAAGCGTGTTATCGCAGATGCTAATACAGGCGTTATCGGTATCTCTCAGTTGCGAGAAGCGATTGGTGGTATGGGTGGATTTGGATCTGGACCTCAGAGAAAACCACAAGGTGGTCAAGCGTGGAAGTATTATTCATCTCTACAGATTATGCTTCGTGTGGTCGGCAAAGATCGTGGTAAAGAATGGGATGGTCTACAGAACAAGATGATCGAAACTGTTAAAGGAAATATCGTTCGTGCTACACTCGATAAATGTAAAGTTTCTGACGCTTACAAACACGAGTGTCAGTTTTACCTTATGAATGGGATCGGTGTAGACAATGAGCGTACAGTGTTAGACCTTGCGATTTCTGTTGGAGTCGTTAAGAAGGGTGGTGCTTGGTATACATGGGCTGATCCAACCACAGGTAGTGAACATAAGGGTCAAGGTCTTGATGGCTTCCGAAAGTTGCTTCCCGATAGTTGGCTAGATTCCATGTTCAATCAAGTTCGTGGTTACCTCACCTCTAAGAAAAACGAAGAAGAACCCGAAATGAAGGAAGAGGTATCTAGCAATCTCGGTGAGGATGGTCAAAAAGCTATGGACGAACTTGACGATCTCTTTAAGTAGCCTTAACCGTTCGCTTCGAGTACAGTTAAAAGTCCAGAAGTAGTTTTGACTTTATTGATCTTCATTAGGTATTTCACCTCTAGTACTAAAATTACAGCGAAAACGGATGAAATCCCTACTGAAGCGATAAGTTTAACTAAAGCTCCATTGGCAGGGGGAGGTAGGATTAGCTCTAAGATAATCTCGATACCTTCTCCTGGCAACATAGCCACTAAGTTGCTAAATGAAATTGTACCTAAAAGCCCTGCTACGACAGCTTTAAAATCAAAGTCTGCAAACCAATCCCAGATTTGGAAAAAGAGATAAATCTTGATGGGTGCAGAAAGAGCTTTAAGGGTTCTTGAAGTTCCAAGAACACCATCAAGGAACTCACCTAGTTTGGTTGTACCTTGTTCTATTTTTGCTAGTGCAGACTTTACAGAGTCTGGAACATAACTCTTATACTTGTTTATTAAATCTTCCCATCGGTTCTGTTCTTCTAACACCTCTCCAAGAAGACGAAGCAAAGGTAGCTCTTTTAATATCTTTGTGGATAAACTACTGAGCTTTTTCTTACCCTCTTCAAGAAGGTCACCTAGCTTTTTGTCGATTTGTTTAATCATGGAAAACACATTTGTGGCTGTGACCCCTAACATAGATTTAAACTTTTGCCATGCTTGAGGTGCTTTCTTAAACAAAGTAATCAGTTTCTTCACCTTCTTCACTATCTTCATAAATGCTTTTCTTTGAGTGAAGTCTTGGCGACTGTTCGCAGTTAAGTGTTTAGCAATAACTTGTATTGCTTCAATGGAAAGATCCGAAGAGGTTGCCCTCTTCAAGTTCGGACTTTGATCGTAGGCGACTTGACAAGCAATTCTAACCATATGTTGTTGTACTATTCTATCTAACATTTTTTATCCTTAATGCTCAGTGTCTATTTATTGGGGGGTTATAAAAAGTCTACAAACATATAAGTAGAGGGGTCGTCAACTTTAAGCATTAAGGAGGTACAATATGGGTGAACCGAACACCGAAGTATTGGACGATCCCATGAGAAACATATACTGGTCGCACTTAAAAATGATGAGAGCTTGCCCTCAACAATACCTATGGCATAAAGGGCATCCAGATCACGATCTTGGAGCAGGGAAAGGTAAAAGAAAACCCTTACCCGATGAGTCAAAGGACTCTGAACACCATCAACTTATGGGTACTGTGTTATCCACTGTGGTTGAAGAAGTCTACGATCATGAACTGTATCGAGATCCTAAAACGATACAGACAAAGATTAAGGACATTGTAGACCAAGCGTTTACCAAAGCAGAGCAACGCCATTATGTAATCTGGTCATATATGACTAGAGAAGAAGCGATGGACATCTGCCAAAGAGGTGCTCAGAACTTTCTTGAGATTTTGAAAGAGCATAGATTTCTCGGTCCTTACGCTAAGTCCGAGTTGCGTATGACCCCTGCGATGAACAAATACTTTAATGTCTGTGGTATTGCCGACCTCGTATATAGAGATAAAGAAGGCAAAGTTCATCTTCTTGACGGGAAGAACGCTTCCACTCCGATGAAATATGAGGATGAAGATCAGTTAAGATGGTATGCTCTCTGTTTTAGATTACAGTATGGGAAAGTACCCGACAGGTTAGGGTTCTTTTATTTTAGGTATCCTAGATCAAACCCCCCTGAAAAACACTTTGCAGATAAAGACGCAGAATGGACTGGGTTCGTGGAAGTGAAGATCACCGAAGATGATATAAGAAGATTAGGGAAAGAAGCGATAGAGACTAATCGTGCTATCCATAGAGGTGTCTTTGAGCCTAACCCTATTCCGAAGCATTGTACTTGGTGTAAGTTCGAGAACATTTGTGAACCTAGACAAGCACAGAAGAAGCGTAATGCGGCGAAGCGTGGTATGGGTAAAACAAAAACACCCGACCCAACGGAACAAGGTGGTGGGGTTATCAACCTTGATATGAAATGAATCATATAAAAGAGGTATCACAAACACACCACTCAAAGGAGAGTTCAAATGGATCTTGAACAACTGGTTAATAAAAAAATCGACATTGAAAGACGAAGGGAGCGTTTGCTAGGTAAACTAGAAGTCGCTAAGTCAAGTCTTTTAGAGCTTGATAAGAGGTTAGTCGAAAGGGGTATTAACCCCGACACTCTTGAAGAAGAAATAAATCGCCTTAAAGCTGAAAGGCAAGAGGCAATCACTAAACTTAATGAAGCTCTGTTGGATGCAGAGCAAGTCATCACACGCATTGAAAGTCGAGTAGACGGTATATGAAAATCACAGTATCAGCACAAGATTTAAAGGAAACTCTCTCAATCGCCCAAAACACATTGGGTGCAAACCAAGACATCACCTCACACTTTATCTTCACCATTGAGAATGCTGGAGTGAGCGTTATGGCTTGTTCTCCCCCTCGTCAGTTTTCAAAGATCCCTGTCATCGGTGCTACTGTTCAAGACGGAGGTTCTTTTTCTATTGAGGGGAAGCGTTTAATCTCAGCAACTAATGTTATGACAGGTGTTGTAGAGATTGAGTATAATGAGGAGGATAAAGAAGTTTCGTTAAAAGGTAGTGAGGGAGAAGCAACTACAATCTCGCTCGACCCAGAGTCCTTTCCCCCTTGGGTTGAAAAGTTCGGTCAAGCAACTAAAGTAGGAGAGATTTCTGCTTCCATTCTATATGATACGCTCAATACCAATAGACAGTATGTATCACAAGATGATAGTCGTAGACCAGAGCTTGCTATGATCTTGATTGAAGACGGAAAAGCCATTGCCTGTGATGGATTCATGCTTAATATGTCTCGACATGATGATCTTCAAGGAATGAATGTGAAGGTTCACTATAAGGACATTACACCATTGATGAAGTTCCTCAAGGCGTATGATGGAGGTATGATTGAGGTTCTTAGTGGAGGACAAGCTACCTTCTTTAAGGCTGAGGACAGTGCTTTATTTGCTGTGATGGACTTGCCATATACTTACCCTCCCATCACACAGCAATATGCTGATGCCTTTAACTGGACTCCTCGTAGGGTTTGGATGTTGTCTAAGGAAAACTTTATGAATGGTCTTACCTTCTTATCAGCCTTTGCTGATAAGACTAACTTTAAGGTTTCTTTTAAAGACCCAGAAGATGAGGCTTTATTACCTCCAAGTCTTGAGATGAAGTCGTCTAATAGTAAGACTATTTCGTACAATCTTGAAGTGCCTCTTTTTGAGGACGCTGAGAAGCCACTAGAAGAGATCACAGACCTCTCTCACTTGATGTATGCTACTCGCCTTAAAGAAAAAGGTAAAGGTGATGACATCGCCACTTTCGATTTTAACTATCTTTCGGTCAAAAAAGCAGTGGAAATATATAATGATAACATCGTCTTTGGATGTTCTCAAGAGGGCAATAAAGGTTATATGCTCTTTAAGTCAGACCAAGACTCTGGTGTACAGACTGTTTCTATTATAGGTTGGATGCTTTAATGTGATGAATGATCTTGCTTCTCGATTTTACCGATTAAAGGCTCTCAAAGAATCGTGTGAGAAACGCATAGACGATCTTGAAAATGAGATCGCTTTCCTTGAGCTTGATAAGGATAAAAAGACAGAAGCAGGAGTCATTCTCGACACTCTCGCTCAAGATGAAGTAGAGCGTGGTGTCTCGACCTATATATCCCTCTTGGAAGAGGGGTTAAAGGCGATATTCCCCGAACAAGAGGTAGGGCTAACAGCCGAGATCTCAAAGGTGCGAGGGAAGGTAGCTGTTAACCTCAAGACTACCTTTAAGGGTCAAGATGGGCTTGAGATAGTAGGGGCTGGTTTAGATGCGTTTGGCGGAGCAGTGACCACTATCCAAAGCCTGTTGTTAAGAATCTCTCTTATCCTTAAAAGAAATCTTAGACCAATACTTATTCTTGATGAGACATTTCCTGCTGTGGATGAAAATCGAGTAGAGATCTTAGTCGAGTTTCTAAAAATCCTGTGTCAACGATTGGATATGGATATATTGTGTATCACACATGACGCAACCATAGCTGATAACTGTGATATAGGATATAAAATATCCCCTAGTAAAAATGGTGCTACCTTAAAGAGAATCAAGTAATGAAAAAACAAGGATCTATAAGACATAAACTCAAGCAAGTTAAACATCGACTGCTTAAGAAAGCCATACGCAACGGTATGTCGAAGAAGCCTTGTAACTGCACTCACTCTGGTCAAGTCAAAGGCAACGCTAACGATCCCCTTTTTTATGTCTGCCTACTAGATGCAGATAAACCTAAAGAGTGGGACGGGGTGATATGTGATCCCTCTGTTCCAAACACCTGTCCTTTTTTTAAATCAGAAAAAACAGAACAAGAAATCAAAGAAGATTTCGAGTTAGGGTTTGATAATCTCATCAATGAAGGAGACATGGGTAATATAGCTAGTAAGTATCCCGATGTAGCCGCACTGTTATGGGTACTTGCAGAGAGCACCGATGAAACTGAGGATGGAAATGATTGAAATAGTAGAACTAAAAGTGAAGGACAAAACACCCTTATTCTTAGAAGTAGATGTACCTCCTAAGTGTATGCCCTTACTCGTAGGTGACCCTAAAGGTGAAACCTTACTTAAATGGGTAGAGAAACCATCTAATAGAGAGTCTGTACTTACATGGGGCATAGAAGCCTCTGTAAAGGAAGTTATAGAAGCTATGCTAGGGATTGCACTAGATCGTAGTGAAAAAGAGCTGTGGGGCATAAAACAAGGCTCATTCACCGATGCTGAACAAAGGTTGAATGAGCTAGGTATAGATGAGGTGATTACCACTGATAATGTGGTTCACCCTAAAGACCCCTCTATGTTGGGAACTGTCATTGTAGCAGGAGGGAAATGCTTCCCCGTCATCCACAATGTGAGTCGAGGAATCTGTGTCTTAGACAAGGATTAGGTTTTAGTACAGACGAATTGTAGTCACCCTCGGAACCTTTTGAACTCTTTAAGGAGTTTATTGAGTTTTCGAGTGAGTAAGTCAACATCTTCAGAAACACTCCCTGTAGATTTGACTTCAAACCCAACGCTCTTGGCAAAGTCCCAGAAACTATCAGGGATCTCACCACTGTCACCTTCGTCCTCAATACTAAGAGTCCATTTACCCGCATAAAAAGATAGGGTGATAAAAATAAATTTAGCGACCTCGTTGTCTACAAGAATCATTGCATAAGAATCGAAAGATTCGATAACATCTACAGTGTTCTCACCAAATACATCTTGAAGTTTTAGGAGGATGGACTCTGCTGAGAAAGGGGTTGGGATCATTTCAGCGGGTATGATGCCACTGATCTGTCCCTTAAACTCAACTTCATCCGAGTCTGCATTCGCTTCGGTTATGTTCCAGCTCACATTTTGAAAAAGCTCTCCAAGTTCATTTTGAAGTTTAATAGCTATTTCTCTAGGTGAGTCACTCTCATCAAACGAAAAGTTATCCATCAGATCGGTTATACTCGCTGACTTCTCAAGTCGTGCGATACGACTCTCAAGGTCATTAATAATTTCACTAGCTGATCTTCTCATAAGGGTTCTCCATTTTGTTTAAGGTTAAAGAGATCACTTATGAGAAGATATAAAAGAACTATTAAAAGTCGTAAGCTCTACGACCTCTAAAAGCATTTTCGTCTTCAAGAGATTCCTCAATTTCACCATAGTTCTCTTCATACCAATCAAGGTGTCCAGGTTCATCTACTTTAGACTTCTTGAAGTACGCAAGAACGATAGGCATAATGATCTCTAGGAGAGGTATAGAAGCAAGACCCCACCATGCAGGGTTCCCAGTTATGCTTACCATTGTTGCAGGAAGAACATAATGTTCGAGTGTTTCTACAATAGCCATTGCGATTGCTAGTAGGACAACCTTAAAGAAACGCTTAGACCATTTTTTATACCAAATCTCATCTGCGTGTGGATCCCAACCCTTTGACTTGACGATATGGTAAGCGTGTTTGATGATCTCAATAGGGTTGATGACATTAAGAGCTTTCTTTAATGCTCTCTCAACAACCTTTTTGTCATGCTCTTGTGCCGCTTCTTGAATGATACGCTTTTTTACTTCGTTAGGTATTGGGCCATCATTGGTGTCACCCCAAGTATAACCCTCGTAAAACTCTGGTGACTTGCCTCTCGGAGAGAACCAAGATTGACCATGTTCTCTCTCGCTTTGCCTAAGTTTAGCACCTGTTTCAAATTCCTCAAAGTCAGCGTCTACTTCAGATTCCATCAGAGCTTCTGCATATTCTGGAGCGATTGCTTCGATAACATCATCCATGAGATCATCAACAGGCATAGAGAAAAGGTTAAGATGCCTACGATACTTATCAAGTGGTTCTGCGACATACTTGAGGAAAAGACCTTTTAATGAGTCTGTCATTCCTGCTTGATATTCCATAGCCGCAACTTTAAGCTCAAGTCCTGCGATACGCTCCATTGTAGCTTGACGATTCATTGATGCTTGCCGATAAGAGCGTCTTGCTCTACGATAACTGTTATCATGTCTCATGGTGGGTTCTCTCCTTTAAAGGGGTATCATATAACGATATCTAAAGATGATTATAAAGGAACTACAAATGATTTTAGGACTCGACCCCTCACTCAGAAACTTCGGTTGGACTCTCATTCGTGATGACGGACACTTCTTGGATAAAGGCACAATGAAAACCGATGCCAAAACCATGTTCGTTGAACGCTACATCACCCTGCGAGAAGGTCTAAGAGAAATCGTACAACAAGTCAGAGCAGACCACCCAGAGGAGACTTTAAGGGTAGGTATAGAGTCCCCCATATTTAATGACCTTTTCTCAGAGGGGATGTATGGTCTATTCCTATATAGCAATGAAGCACTCATGCTTGAGAAATGCGATACGGTTTATTTGTCCCCTAATCAAGTAAAAGCCCATGCGGCCGCTTTCCTCAATAGACCCAAAGGTTGGAAGATGGGTAAAGGTGATATGGTAGATGCGGCTAAACAAGCTACCGATGGTCAAGGGGCTAAGAGATGGAATAATCACCAAGCAGATGCCTTCTGGGTAGCTAAAGCCAGTAGCAGGTTTTGGCTCTTGGTCGAAGAAGAAATCACCGTTGATGATCTCTCGGACTTAGAGCGTAAACACTTTACCTCTTTTGAACGCTATGTGCGTGGAAAGAAAGCTGGTAAAGTGAAGCGTAAAGGGATCACACATAAAGAAGATGATCGCTTCTTTAGATGGTCGGAGACTTAACCCTCGTCAGCATCTGCTTCTTCATTGAGGATCGCTACCACTGTTCCATCCTCTTGAATCTGCCAAGGTGAACCTTCTGAAATACCAAGACGATCTCTTGCTCCAGAGACTACCTCCTGTGCCTGTGCTTCATTACGCTCTATCTGAAATGCAATACGAGTCTTACGAAGCTCTAACTGACCAAGCTGATTCAATAACTGATTAGCGTTCTGTCGTAGTTGTGAGATGGTAGACATCTCCTCCTCTGTGAGTGACCCCACTTCTACAGGTTGGTTGGTGATTGCTGGCTCTTGGTTTACATTCTCTTCTGACATCTTTGTCTCCTGTGCTTTTAAGCATACGGGTGATTTGGCAAGTCATGTGAAGTAGATCATCTACTTCACATCTCATATCTGAAATTATATTAGCTTGCTCTACTGCTACACTTTCTATTTGTACCACCCCTTTATCTGTTTCAAACACCTTGTCAACACTTTCTTTTGAACTACTGCCCTCTATACTTAGACCACTCACTAAAAAAAAACTAAAAAAAACCACCATTACTAATAAAACTAACTTCTTCATGGATTCTTACCCTGCTGGCGTAAAACCCATTGATAAATCTCTCGCATCATAGCGTTTTGTTGATTTAAGTCAGCCCTCATCTGCCTCAACTCTTGGCTGTTAAGTTGGACTTGATTCAAATCCTTCTCAATACGCTCAATCTTACTATCTAACTTCTCCACAACTCTCGCTTGAGACTCCGATTTCTGCTCCATTAACTTCAAACTAGTACTCATGTTGAACAAATAAATGATTACAGGTATCAGGAAAACAGATAACACCTTAAAACCCCACTCAAGTGCGTTCTTCATAGACTCGGACATGGCAATATACTCCTAGATTTTTTTTGCTTCTTATTCACCATACTGACGATATATAAAAAAACTATTACTTTGAACCATCCCACACCCTACGAATATCCCCCCATATCGTGTCCAAACCTAACCTAAAAATCGTGTCCGTGTCATCGTTGTCCATTCGATTAACTAAACCAACACGATAACAAATTACAGTGTCCTTGTTCAGATCTACCAGATAAAGCCTAACAACGACTCCCTCTAGTTGTAGATCAGTCACCTTACTCAATGGAGAATATGAGGTATAGTCTTTCTTAATAAAACCAGACTCCTCTAACCCTAAGACTAAACTCGTATATCGGTCTTCAATAGAGAGTAAATCAAACTCTAACAAAAAGTTGTGTGACCAGACTCTCTTTTCGTTAATCTTTTCGGTTATAGACATAAGGCATGGTTTAACCCCCTTCGTCTATAACACCCCAAATCATTTAAGAACTACCACACTTCGGAGAACTTACTCGCATATTTAAGCGTCTTAATCTGCCTCCCAAGCATTACGAATCATCTCCCACAAATCACATAACTCATCACTACCCAACTCATAGTGCATAGGGAAGTGGTACATCACCCCATCTCGGACGACTCGTAAAGCCTCATCGTCCATAAGTACCTCCACAACACGACCCTCTCCGTCCGACAACTCAAACCTCTCGTAAGGTATGACCCTTACGAAACCACGACTCTCAAGTACATCACCTAAAAGCCTACGACAAGTTAAATCAATACCGTCTTCCATGATCTGTTGAAACTCGTTCAACATCTCAAAACCTCTCTTAGACCAATCCACTTGTCCATCATCATCATGCTTCTTAAGATACTTGTTCATCATCTTTTCAAGCCCCCCTCAACCCAAACATCCCTTACAGACTGTAAAATCTCCGATACAAAGCCATACATCTCATAGCCTTCTAAGTTGATTTTATGATCCATGAAAAATTCTCCTCGCAGGACCCTCAAGACAAATGTCTCTCCTTTACCTTGCATCCAAACTACGCAAAGCGAAGATGGACTCATTGGACTTGTGGATTGGTGAACATACACAAGACTTTGATCTTTCCTTTTCAGCTCAAAAACAAAACCTAACTCACCAAGCAAGTTCTCATAACTATTGCGTATCTGATCTGCATTAACCCTAGTTCCAATAAAAGAACTATTGGCTACCCGAACTCCATTTTCTTTTACTGTTAATAACATATGGATCTCCTTTCAAGAGATTATAAATAAGGGGTTGTTCCATAGGAGACTTAACTACCCCCCAATCCTCTTTATTGCACCTAAAACCCTATGATGCTCTTCATCACTTAACTTAAATAGATTGTCAAGCACATCACTTGAAAGACCCTCAAGCCCATAAAGAGCAATGACCTCCTCTCCTGTCATTTGCGGATTAGAAAAGCACTCTTGCTCGACTCTAACCTTAGACCATCCAAACATCTCCATACACACCTCTTTATGTGGTCTAAACACCTTAACTTTAGGTTCTACTTTAGGTTCACGCTTAAATGCTGAACCCCAACCATTAAGCTCATGTACCAAGTCGGTGTAGTTCACCTTAGCCCTCTTCAAAACATGATGATAAAAAGAAATGCTCCCCCAATCACTCATTTCAAAGAACTTCCCGTCATAAGCTCCGCTACCTACCCTCTCTTTTAACCAACCATGTATGTGGTTAAAGGTAATATCTGGATATAGGTCTATAAAGTTAGGGTGGATCGTATACACCTTTGCATAAGGCATTATCTGATTTGCATCGTGTGAGTATCTTATCAAACTCATATCGGTTCTCCTTTCAAGAGACTTATATTTAAGTCTCCTTTCAAGAGATTATAAATAAGGGGTTACAAACTCGAACCCAAAAATCACAAACCCAAATAATATACAGAATCACTTATCCAACATCGCTTTTTCAAAAACGCTCATATATAAGACCCCCCCCTCTCTGGACTTAACCTTTATACATAATCTTGTAATCATGCTCCCCCATACGCTTGTATGACTCAATCTGCTCCGCATTCGCTTGCTCTATCTCATCCGAATCTCCCCAAAGAGTTAGCTCTTTGCCCCAATATCGCCCTAGATTCAAGTATTCAGAAGAAGTCATTTTTAATAAGTCTTCCACAGCTTCCTGTTTGGAGACTGGTAGTTCCAAGCCATGTCTCTTTATGTATTCTTCACAAGTCATTTGTCTTCCCTGTATTGGTAAAGGTGGTTGAAACATGGTTATAGATCAAGGGATGTCAAATTGTATGCGTTTTCAATATGGGTTTTCGGGACTCCCCCAAAAACCCATAGAGTCTTTGATGGGGTTCTGAGAGAATGTTGATTAACCCTGTCTTTGAGGGACGAGAAGACCTTTATATTCAAGGGGTTACTACTTCGCATCCGTATCTTCCTTCGGCTCGGTTTTCCCTTTTAGCTCGCTTATTTCTTTTAGGAGCTGATCACGCTCTGCTTTCAAGTGACTATTATTTTGGTAGTATGCGTTGAGGTGGTTGATCATGGTTTCTTTCGGTACGCCCTTCTTCTTGAGATGGAGGTCTTGAAGGGTAACACTCTGCCATGTTCCGTTTGGGTTCTGACATTCAGCGAAACAAACTACAGAGACTACCTCTCCTTGCACCACTTCGCCAGTATAGGATCTGTAATAGTATATGTCTCCTGCTCGTGGTAGGTCAGAGCTTGAGAGCTTGGGGTCGGTGTGTACCTCTTTTGGATGAGGGGTCTTAGTAGGAATGTTTGGTTCGGAAATAGGCTCTTCGACTGGTTCGGAATTATCTGGTTCCGAAGTCTCACTCCAAACGACAACATCCCCAAAAAGATCTAAGGGGTCTGCTTCGGCTGGGTTTCTAATCATGTCACCGTCAAGAATAAAGTCTCCGTTCTTAATGCATTGGTCGAGGACCATCTTAAAACGAGCATCGCCCATTCTTTTAACGCCCAACTCCTGCTTCGCTACCTCTTTAGCCTTCTTGATCGTCAGCCCTATGAGTGCCTTCATAGCTCGCCCTCCATACCATCGCCATAGTCGTCATCATCTAGGGCATAGTATTCATCCTCATCATCGGCACTGTCAAAGTCGAGCATCTCCTCGACCATCTTCTTTAAGATCTGTGCTTTGATCGTTTGGTGGTGGGTTACCTCGACTGAGGAGATGCCATAGTGGTGTGCCATGTCCTTGACCTCCTCATAGTTCTCAAGTTCCTCTATGAATGACTTAGCCCATATCTTCGCATCGCTCTCACTTAATCTCTCACTGTGAGCTTCGGAGATAAGGTCTTGTAGGTGTCCACAGTTATTAGCGTATGTCGTCATATTACTAGTCTCTACTTTCTTGCCATTCATCATAGCTCGCCATCGTTTGTATATCCTCATTAAACTGCCTTCGCAAGAGGGAGGTCTTAGTTCGGATAGTTTGGTGATCTCCCCATCCATTTATTTGATTTGGGTCATGATCCTCACCCCAACCTTGAGGGTTCTCTGATCGTAGGTTGATCCAAGCTCCAAGAGCTGACTCATATTGAGCCACCTCAGTGCTGAACTTACTGACCTCTGCCACCCACTCGCTAGGGGTAGGAGGAACATCAAGATCAGCAAAGGCTCGCTCGATCTCTCTCCACTCCCCACGAAAAGGTTGGGGTAGGCTGTTTCGGATGGTGGCGTATTGTGCTCGTTGTTTTTCTATGGTCGTCATGTTGACCTCCTTCTACACCTTTATATAAATAAGGGGTTACTACTTCGTATTGCCCTTATGGTGAACGATGCAGTCATAGTGTACCTCCACCATAGACCCTACACGCTTGATCTTCTTCACCCCTCGCTCTTCTAGCAACTCGACTCTATAGTAGTTGCGACCCCATGCTCCCCCTGCCCCGATGACCTTAGCTCGTGTGCGTTGTCCACCACCACCTGGCGTACCACTGAACACGATCTCATCACCGATCTTGATCTCACTCTTGTTGGGTCGGTTATCAGAGACCCAGTCCAACCGAACCAACTTGAGGAACCAGTTGCCAAGATGAGCATCGTTATGAGACTGGGGCTTATCGTGTCCTCTCCATGTCTGATAAGGGTAGGTTATAGAGTTTGTACAGTTGCCATATAGACTCACTGTAGACGCTCCATCCTTAGCCCATGTCAAGGTGAGGAAGAAGTCGCCAAACCCCTCCTTTCGGAGTACGAGATCCACCTCACCCGACAACTCAATGGCAGGTTTGGGGATCACCTTAAACCCTATCTCCTCTGCTAGATCAGTGAAGAGCTTGATGTGTCGGTCATACCACGACTGCATAGACCCTTTGGTCTTGTATGCAGTCTTGTGATGAGGTGTCGGGATCATCTTGCGAACCCCATTGATCTTCTGAGTTAAGGTCATTAGCAGTCTCCTTTTATTACAGTACCCTATAAATAAGGGGTTACCATTAGGCTGTAACCCCTTATTTATAGGGTAACATCAATCACTCTCACTCCCCCAAACGGAGAAAAAAATGACTGCGACACAAACCATATTCTTTATATCAGCACTCGTGTTCGTTGGTACCAGCATCAACGCAGGTAAAAAGGCTTTTGAGGGCAGGGCTGTTTACCACAGCCAATGCTCAATCAACCCTAATCCTGTGCAGTACCAGGGTCACACTGGGACAGTGAGTGTCCGTAGGTGGTGGTATGTGGATACTGTCACATTTGCTCAGATCAAGGCTAATAAGGCACAGCATAAAATTTGTGAGAGCGTGAAGGTTCTCATGTCGAGTGAGGCTGAGGTTGCTGAAGCTGAGAGGCTTCAAGATGTCGCCAATAACTGGATCATCTTCTTCTTCGCTTGGCTTGGTCTGGGTGTCTTGATTGAGCTTGTGAGGGTTCAGATTGGCAACAGGCGGGAGCGTCTTGACCGACTCAACGCTGAAGCAGAGCGAGATCTTGAAGCATCAGCGAGAACTGAGTTCTGGGTCTCTTATGCGACAGCTAAGGAAACTGAGCGACAGAGATCTAAGACAGCTAATGAAGAACGAGCCAGACGAAAGGCTGATAGGGGAGCGACCCTTGAAGCTAAAAGGATTGCAAACCTAGAGCGTAAGGGATAACGAAATGACACTAAGAGAACAAATCCAAACACGAGCCGAGATTCTAGGTCAGTTAGGTGGTCGAGGCACCCTTATGACCCAAGAAGAGTATGTACTCGATAAGGGTGCTGAGATGGCTTCTAGTGAGACTTTAACAGAGGAGCAGTACTCGTACCTCAAAATGATCACAGGAATGATTGAGTGCCTCCCTAAGCAGTGTTTCCATAATGCTCAGATGATGACCCTTGCCGACAGCTACCGAGTCCACCAGAGGGTCAAGTATCACGAGGGCTATGTGTGGACTGGTTTTATGCCTATCCTCCATGCGTGGATCACCCTTGACGATAAGATTGTTGATGTGACTCTTAGCACTGACCCAGAGTCTACTCAACGCTTCCTTGCAGGAGATTCGCCACAGGGAGACTTGATGGACAGGGTGCTTGGAGTGATCCCAGATGAGTGGGAATATCTAGGTGTGCCTATGGAGAGTGAGTATGTAGTTTCCACGATGATGAAGAATCAGGAGTCCCGTTCACTCATCGACAATTGGCAGGACGGATGGCCTCTACTTTCTAAAGTGAGTTCCTCTTTAGATACGAATACGAGGTCGTAACCCCTTATATAAGAGTAAATATCAATCACCCACTTCTCAACGGAGACAACATGGTAAACCTACTCTCAACAATCATCATCCTCGAAGCTTGCAAAGGCTTTGAGACTTATGACGAAACCTTTGATCGTATGATCCCGACAGCAGGTGCAGAGATCAAATCTTTGAGCTTCGATATACACCCCTCTTACTTTGAAGATGAGGACTATAACGCCATCGCACCACTCGCACTGAAGGTGGCTACATACGATGTCATCTGTGATCCGAAGGATCGAGAGGCAATCGTGGAAGCAATCGCCAAAGGCTTTGAGGGTGTGTCGGATCATGTGAAGCTTTTCAGCATCAAGATGACCTCAACCACCAAGACTTTTTGGAACGCTCGTAAGGGTAAAGCCACCACTCATAAGAGCCACCATCAACCTCAGCTTGTAATCACTTATAGCGAGGACATGAGAATCAACCTCAAGGATCGTGAAACGAACTTCTAAGATGTCGTAGCGTTCAGTGAAGGGTCTAGGCTAGGGTTGCTCCTTTAATGCTCTTAGAGGGCAATCTGAGCGTCCTCTTTGACCATTACTAAACGATAGGCGAACTTGAGCCAATCCTCTGCATTGTTCCCCCCTTGCCACATGAGGAGTTGTACCTGCTTTTCATGTTCTCCCCAGTCAACTAAGGTCTTAGCATTAAAGGTCATCCATCGATTTCTCAAGTCTCGGTAATGACCTCTTGCTAAGTCTTCCCACATTGGAAGCCAGCTTGAGCGTGTCTCCCTTGACTTACGAAGCAACTGGATAAGGTCGGTGGTAATCATTTCTCTAGTCATTTTAGTGTCCTTGAATCATATTTAAGAGTACCTATTTATTATATGATTTGGGCTACTAAGGACTCTCAATAACTGATGTCTTTATGAGCTGGACTACTCTTATTGATCTTCTTACGACAGATGGGGCCGATAGCTTGCTTTAAGCTCGAAGGGTTAGTGAGGGGGAGAGCACATCTCGCACACTTGGCTTCACACATGATCTGTAGATTATCGGGCATCTCGAAGTCTTGGTCAGTAGATACTCCTAAGAGCCAGACGAGGGTTTCGTAGCCGATGTCGAGTCGGGGCTGATTGAGGTTCAGTCCGCATTGGATTCGGAGCGTACCTCTCTCATCGACTGTCCCGATGGTCTGATACACAGGGTCATACAAGCTGTTAAGTCCATGTAGGTTAAGGCTCACTTCAACAGGTTCATTGACGGTCTGCCCCTTTAGACGAGTCGCCTTGTAGGTGAGGTGATTGTCCTTACGCTCGTTGCCGAAGGTGAACACCCAGGACTTGGTTCTCTTGGACGGAAGGGCGACACCGTTATGGTCATGTGTCGCCCCGAAGAAAGGGGCTGTAAGGTGAGCGAGGAACTCACTAGGTTTTATCTCGACTTGCTTCATGGGTTCTCCTTTTCGATTAGTGCTTCGACCTCTATCAGAGCCTTGTCTACCCATGAGGGGGTCTCAGTCTCGTTGTGGTCTTTCAGAATGGATAGGTTCTGGTGGAGGTTGTAAGGAAGGAAGCTATAGTGATGTAAGGCTTGTTTCCACTCTTTGACCTCCAGTGGAGGAGAGAGGTCAAGGTCGTAAGCCTGATCCTCAAGAAGATCTCTTAACTCATCCTCTCGCTCGTCCTCATCCAAGTTTGGATCAAGGGTAGCCTTAGCCACTTCCTCATCAAACCATGAGCGTTTGACATCCCAAGGGTACACTCCATCCATGAGACAACACTCGCACAGTTCTGGGTCCGCTTCGTAGTCGTCATATCCGACCTGAAACATACGCCCTATCCGACCTTCTCCGCCACACTCTTGACACTCTACAGCGTCTGCGTAGGATGAGGATTGGAGGCGAGCCTTAGCTTCTTCGAGTGAAGCCTTAGCTGACTTCAACTTTTTGAGGTCTTGTTGGATCGCCTCAGTGAGTTGCTCGGAGGTGAAGTTTAGGTCTTGAAGTGAGGGGTAGTAGCTCATGTTGGCTTCTCCATTTGGGAGTGATGGGGTGCGTGATTATTCTGCACCCCTCTTACATAGTCTTATAGATAAGGGGTTACGACTTCGTACTTAGCTCACTACAATAGCATCACACCACCCTAGATTTCTCGCCCCAGGGTAGTAGGCATCGAAGTCAAAGGCTCTGCCCGAAGATAGACAAAGCCTCACGATCTCTTAAATGCCCCTCTAAGAGCCTCCCGACCCCCAACCCACCCTAGCCCTTAGACCCCTCGACTTACCTTGCTCGATGAAGCCTTCTTGCGACATACTGGCCCCATGCCATCGTCCACACTGTCTGGGTTGGTGAGCTTCTTAGCACACCGACAGCATTTAGAAGCACCCTTGATCTCAAGAGCGTCTGGAAGCTCCACCCCATTGTTGAGCTTCGTGATAAGCCACACGAGGGTACGATCTGCCACAGTCTTGCGATCAGCATCTACCACGCTCTTAGGGCTTGCCTTGTAGAACCCTCTTGGGCTGACCGAGCCGATGAAGCCGAAGTCTGAGGAGTTATCCTTGCCGACCATGAGGTCGATGAGGACAGGGCTTTCAACAGTCCACCCACGAGGGCGGCGAGCCTTGAAGGTGAGGTGGGTATCACGCTCGTTGTTGTGGAGCGTGAATGTCCACGCCTTGCTTGAGGTTGATGGGAGAGCCTCGCCCGACTCGCTGTGGGTGTCCTTGCCACCGAAAGGGGCGAGGAGAGCTGGAAGGAAGTTGTCGGATGTGATGTTTACTGTGTTCATTTTGTTCTCCGTTTGGGAGTTAGGGTTGGTGAGGATTGCTCCCCTTACACTATCCTATATTTAAGGGGTTACAGCATGGACTAATCGTTGCTCTTAGATGTAGCTCTTAGCCTCTACTCCTGTGGATGACTTGACGATCTTCTCAAGATGATCCATCATGCGAGGTGCGATCTCAAGAGCAGACTTACCACTGATACCGTTAGGCAAGTTATCCCCCTGTACACCTAATCCGATACCGACTAGTTTGATACCTTGGGCTTGGGCTTGGAGTCTCATTGATTCTAAGTAAGCCTTCTCGTAGTCTTCACCATCAGTGAGGAAAAAGGCGATCTTATGAGTAGCATTAGATTTAGACACCATGTCGATTGCAGTTTCGGCATAGCAGACGATACTTGTCCCACCACTGCAACGCTTATTACGAAGCCTATCAGGATTATCTCGTTGCCATTTATCACCAAGACCTTTGATCATGTTAGCTACAGGCTTGTAGCTTGAACTTGCCATAGGGACATCTCTATCCCCATAGGTGTACATGACTAGGGCAGAGCTTGAGTCAACCCCGATTGATTGACATGAAGTATGGAGTCCATTTATGAGGCTGATACACTCATTCCAATAGTTTCCACTAGGAGTAGTATTGCTATAGTTCATGCTGTCGCTCCCATCACAGGCGAAACTGAAAGCCGCTCTCACTTGTGGCTTCTGATACATCTTGATGTGCCGATCTTTATTCACTTGTCCAGTTCTTACGCTTACAAGCGTATTCACTAAAGCTGTGGAGCGAGTGTTGAGTCTCGCACCTATGAAGTTTTGACCAGCCTTTTGGTTAGCAACCTCTAAGGCTCTGCGAACCTTATTAGTGCCTCGACCAAGAGCCGAGAGGACTTTGGTGTCATATTGGTTTGGCATTGTCTTTCTCCTTTCGAGAGTTAATAGGATAGATAAGGGGTTACTTCGTACCCCCCAAATGATTAAAGGAACTTCCGATAGATCGGTTTAGATCCATTGGGGATATAAAGCTCATGGTCTAATTGCTTTTTATTCTTATTGACCTCTTGCTTCATTGCACTATTAGGATCAAGTGCTTTACCCTCACCGTCTAAGAGTCGTTTGATGTCGTTGAGGCTCATGGGAGACTTACCTGCTTCTTGTTGAGGCTTGCTATCATCCCCTTGCTCATTAGGCTTGTTATCATCCCCTTGCTCATTAGGCTTGGTTGGGTCTTCACCCTTACCCTTACCTTTACACTTACCCTTGCCTTTACCCTTGCCTTTACCTTTACCATCTTCGGGAGGTGGTTCTTTCAGCATCTTATGAAGAGCGTTGATGACCTCGACAGCGACATAGACAGGAAGGTGAGCCGAAGACTCCCAATCAGTGTTTTTTGGATTAAGCTCAGACCATATAGGTTTGAGGTAGTCCACCAAGTCTCTAGCCTCTTGCTTGTACTCAGCATAGACAGCTTTTGACTCATCGGAAACCCAACCCTTTCCACTGTCTCTAAGAGCCATGAGAAAGTCACTAGGAACTTCCTGACCCCGACCCTCAGATTCAAGCTCATGACACCAAGTTTGGATTGCATGAAAGCGATGTTCGACCTCTGGATAAGAGAGTGCCATTCCTGGTTCAAGTCTCATATCAGCAGTCACATTAACCCATTTAGGGAGGTTAGACTCATGGTATGGGATCTCCATCTCTAAGTGGCGACCAACATGAGTGTAAAACTCAGCAAAGGTAGGGAAGCGACCATTCGCACAATCACAGATGGCATGACCTGCTTCATGGATTCCACCACCGACACCTGCGGAAGCATTGATTGTGGTCACACCTGCGGCTGAGGGTGCAGGGAGGTACAAAGTCGCCTTCTCTGGCCCACTCTGAAACTTATATAATGCGTCTTGATAGATCGCCTTTAACCACTTTGCTTTATCAGACGAGTCGAAGTCTTTCCCTCTAACATTTTGAATAGCTCGACCAAAGACGAGCCAAGGGAAGGATGCTGAGATAGCGAATGTGCCACCTTGTCTCTGCACAGAGATACCTCTCAGCATTAAGGTAAGAGCCTCGAACGCTCCCTTAGCGAAGCTCAAAGGATCTCTTTTAGCATATTGTGATGGGTCGTGGTTTGTATCCATATTCATCTCCTGTGAGTTTATTTAAAAGTGAGAACACAATACTAATATATAAGGGGTTACGCTTCTGTTATAGGATTGCCAATAAAAACTGTAACCCCTTATATATTAGTATTGTGTAGGGGGGAACAATCCCCCGAAAATCGTATAAGGTTATTATCCTGTAACCCCTTATTTATAGACTCTTGTAATCAACTCGCACTCTGACAAAGGAGAACCTCATGGCTCGTCAAGCACCAAATCTAAATACTCTCAAAAGCAACTCATTCTGTGGAGTGAAGAGACTGATGTCTCCCCTCACAAATACAGAGATCAAAAGTGCAGGTTGGACTCCTGCCGAGCGACCCAACAACTATGTTGAGGACTCTTCAGAGGGATGGATGCAGGACGCATCCATGTTTCTAAAAGTGAATCACATGATCGTCAGTGGGCCAGCAGGCACAGGTAAGGATGATTTGGTGAAAGCGTTTTGCCACGCTTTCAATATCCCATGTAAGAGGTTCGCCTTCAAGCAAGGCACTTCACCTACCGATTGGGTGACCCGAACCACCCTCGTTTCAGTCGATGGAGGTACTGAAACGAAGGAGGTCGAAGGGGAGCTTTTAAAGGCGTGTAGGGGGGTCACTTGTAAGCGAGACTTTACAGGTGCAACTCCACTCCAACTCTCTGAGTCCATCAAGGACATGGAGGGTAATGGGTACACCGTTATCAATAACGATGGTATGCTCACCATCACTGTCCCAGGAGTCGTCATCTTTTCGGATGCTGACCGAGCCTTACCCGATATGCTTGAACTGTTGAGGGAGGCTGTGGAGAATGGTAAAGAGATGATCGCCAATCCCATTGAGGGAGGGTTGTTCAAAGTGTTGCCAAATACTCGGTTTTATTTCACCGCTAATAGTGGTGCAGATGGAAGTGAAGGTGGAGGGAACATCACTCAAATGAAAGACTCCAGCTTCTTGTCTAGGCTCATTGGTATCTACGCACCACCTCCCACACCTAAGTTTGAGAGAATGGTTGTACAGGCTGAGTTTCCTCAGTTTGATACCGATCAAGTAAAGCTCCTAGTGGATTGCAATCGAGCGATACGCAAGGTGGCTGAAGAACAAGATATGGGACTTGAGATCACTCTACGACAGGCCAAACAGTGGGGTCATGCTTGTCTTTTGGTCATGAACGACTTGGGTATCACTGACTTTAAGAAGGCACTCAAGCGTTCGTTTGTGACCATAAAAGGTCATTTAAATATGAAGCACAATCAGAACGCTTTTGAGGGTGCTATAGACCCTTACTTGAGATCAGATGTGGTTGACGCTCAAAGCCAATCTTCATCTGATGTTTGCCCTATTGACCTCTAAGGTCGGATGGTGCATCTCGTAACCCCTTATCTATTATATCATGTAGGTGATACTGCTCACTTACTCACTCCTAAAGGAGACTCTCTATGACAACACAGGAACAAAAAAACTTAATACTAAACGCTATGCGAGAGGTGTTCCCAAACATCTTGCCAAGTCGTCTTCAAGAGGCTCGACAAGCAGTCCTTACCCATGTGGGTATGACTGAAGCTGACTTTGGGTATTACCCATCGGGTCAACCTAAGTTTAATAACCTCTGTAGCCAAGCTGTTAAAACGCTCAAGTCTACAGGGGAGATGACCACTCAATGTTGGGAGTGGCGATGGAATGTGGTTTGCTCCGAAGAAGCACCTGCTCCTTCGTATGATAACACACCAATGGAGATGATGATGGAACTAGAAGATGAAGATGACCTCTTCGGTGACTTTGAGATCGTACAGTCTACTCCAAGTCTCTATAATCTCAACGATGAGGAAACAATGATACGCCTCGTGGCTACGACCCCTTGCTTTGGCAAAGTCGTGCAATCAGACTCGATGTGTCAAGGTTGTCCTCTCTTTGACTCTTGCTGTGAAAAGAAGGGTGAAGATTCCCTCGCTAAAAGAGAAGCGAAGGAAGCCCGAAAGGAAGCCCTAGAGCAAGCCTCTCTCGCAGGGTATGACTTGACTAAGGTCAAAGTACCCAAGTCGGCACGACTTCACGAGACACAGCATATAGAGGCACTAGCTGACACCTCTTGTGTCGTGTCGGGAGAACCGATCCTCACAGGAGAGGTTGCCTATCATATCCCAAGTTGGGGTATGGTAAAGAAAGTCATTGGAGACTCATATAAAGCAATGAACAATCTATAAAATACTAACTTCGTAAAAGGAGAAAATATGAACACTACAGAACAAGTCTTAGATTACGCTAAGAGCGTACACCTCGCCCTTAAAGGCGAACCACTACCAATCGAGTTTGCAGACTCAGACCATCCTTATGAGGGTCACAGCACCGAAGTGATCCAAAACCTTGTGGACGGAGACTTAGTTAAATCTCAAGTGAGAGCTTTTGAGAAAGGTCTAAAGTCAGAGATGGAAGCAATGTACGCAACTCTTATGTGCGATACTCCAGTCAAAGTCACAAAGGGTAGTATGGACAAGCGTGGTATCGAAGGGTTTATCCTTCACGCCCGCGAACCACTTCAAGGATCGGGGAAGGCACTCTTTGTCTATGATGTCTTGACCAATAAATCGTGCATGGTTCGAGACTCTGCAACTAAAGTACGAATCCCTAAGCCAGGTGAAAGACACACCCTAAAAGAGACTTATAGAGTGTGCAAATCTCTAGCCCCTCACTTCACTAAAGGCAAAGATGTAGTCCTCAAGACAAACTCATCGACAGGATTCATTGTTGAGGACGCTCATAAAAACTCAAACTTAGACGGTAATGGCTTTCACCAAGTATCCGTCCAATGGGTCGGTGGAGAAACTTCAACACATATCCTAACTGAACTAAACCTAAAATAAACTTCGCACAGGAGAACACAATGAACTTCAACACACTTATGAACACAATGAACGATACTAACCTCGACATCAACCAACGAACCGAAGCGGCAAGTAAACTATGGGAAGCACAGAACAGGTTTAACAAGTCTCTTAAAAGTTTCAAGTCAGAACTGATCGAGATGGCAGATGACCAAGATCTTATCATCGAGTCGGCATCGGGTAAATACACCACGAGGGTAGAAAAACAACCCCCCACACCTAAGTTGGAATCGGTAGACATCTGCGACATCGAGGACGCTATCAGTGAAGATCTCTTTGATCAATACATCGCTCATAGTTATACGATCCGTTGGAGCGAGTTTAGAGAGGCTCCAGAAGAGGTGAAAGAAGCGTTCTATGCTGTACCCAACCTCGAAACGATGCAGACCTACCAAGTCAAGTTTAAGAGGTCTTAGTAACCCCTTATTTATAAATCACTTCCCAAAGGAGAACTACATGATCCATCAAAACAAAAGACGAGCCTTCCACAAAGGCATGGTAGCGGGTAAGACTCCTGCTGAGATCGCACAAGACTGGGAGCTAACTGAGCTTGATGTCGTACAGACGCTCAGACACCCGAAGCCTAAGATTGGATGGGCTAACTATAACCACTTAAAAGTACCAATCCCGATGGACGAGATCATAGATGCGTACCACGGGGGTACGCTTGAGGTCTTAGGTGAACTTTATGGTGTGACTAAACAAACAATATATCAGCGACTCCCTCAAGAACTGAGAAAGTCAGCAAAACGAGGTCGAAAACCTAAAGACAGTAGACCCACAGAGGCCACACTCCTCACTTCAGAAGAAAAAGATCGGATTGTAGCTCGCTACTACCGTTCAGGTCGCAAGCTCTCTGCCTGTGGGGTCACGAGTCAGATCGCTAAAGAGGTCTTAACCGAACAAGAGATCTCTTTCCTAAAGAAAGGAGAACAAATACCACCCAAAGATATGGTCGCTTTACTTGACTGTCTCTTAGAAAAGACAGCTCAAGGTATCATCGAGCCTCAAGTGATGTACAGTTGGAGTCGGAAACTTTATGAGCTTAAGACCAATAACCCTCATGTCTGGAAAGGGCAAATGCTAGACTGGCTCTTAGAAAATAAAATCTCTCAAGATGTTGTTCCACATATAAATGAAGCTATCGGAGAGATCATTAAACTACGGGGTTATGAAGATGCTGACAGTTAAGCAAGACGATAAGAGGATTGTTAATCCCGATATAGATTCGCTAACTGAGCATCTTGCCACTAAGGAAGAACTGTTCAAAATGCTCGTGGCAGAATGTGGCTTCATCGCCTCTCATCGAAATCATGTATGGACACATACAAAAGACGATAAGTTCAGCGTCCAACTCGACCCTTCAAAAGGCATCTTCCTGTTCGAGTACGGGTATACTTCAGATAAAGTAGTCTACCCTAAAAAAGCAGGTGGTGCTGAGTTCGTCAACAGGTTCTTGGAAAGCTCTCGGAACTTTTTCCACAAGGTGGTTGTTAAGCCAACGAAGTAAAACCTACTTGCAGTTGTATTTACTGTAAAGTTGATCTTCCTTCTTCAGATTAAAGACGGTCTTGATGTCTACACTCCCATCTCTCTGAGGAACAAACCCTACGAAGACACCCATATATTTATGGTTGATCTCCATCTCTCGATTACGCCTTCTCATATCGTCCATCTGCTTCTTGAGTTGATCACGAGACAAAGTTCTTTCAAACCATTCCCAGTTAGCTTTGATTTCTTCATGCTTTTCTTTATTTGCCATAGCGATTTCTTTAAGTCGGTCATAATCTCGCATACCCTCTACTACTAAGGCATTCTGTGTATGCCAGTGCTTCACAACAGCCTCTACTTGTTTCATAGTCACGCCTCTCAGATCCATTCTAAACTGAGCGTGTTGAGAATAAGTGATATGTGGAATGTTGACTGGTATCTTTTTGTTATTTTTTCCGTATACAATCTCCTCACCCTCTACTCTCTCCCTCAATCTTCTAGGGTAAGTCAGACCATACCAATCATTCCTATCTCTATTAGAAATGTCTTCTAACCCCTCTCGATTAGAATCTTGGTGTGTGACGACATTAAGATCCTCTAACACATCTTTGACATACCTTAGCTCATCAATGTTAGCCTTATTATTCTTCGCCCTCTCAAGAATGATACAGGGATCTTGTGTGCCAAGACCTGGTGTTAAGTCAGCCTGTCTTTCGAGGCAAGCAATTCTTAATCTTAAATACGCTAGCTTGTCATACATTGTTTATGCCTTTCATATAAATGATCTGTAGTATGATAGAGATAAAGAAAGTATTAAGTTATGGATGTTCAAATTTGTGGTCAATGTAACTGGCCTATGGAGGATAGTCATTTTAACATCTGTTGGACTTGCTGGAGAGATACGCAAGGGCATAAGAGGATAAAGTCGGATCTAAAATATGAAGCCCTACAAAAGATCATACATAAACTTCTACAAGAAGAAACGCCCCCCGACCATCAAGCCAACATCCTAAAGGTTGAAAACCACCAGCTTAAAATACAGATGAACCAGCTTAAGATGCAGATTTCTTGCTTGATTCATGCACGAGATAATTCCCCTAAGCATCCTCTTGATCAGAACCTTATCAAAACCCTCCTCATGTTCTGTCACCCAGATAAAAACCAAACACGAGAAGTAGAAGCTGGAGAAATCACTAAAACTTTACTCAAAATGAGGGAGAAGAAAAAATGATGACATACCTAAGTAGAGACAGCGAGGGGCGAATGATCCCCAACCCCTCATTAATGACCAACATAGAAATGACCCAACACCTATCCCCCGCTGATTGGAAAGATGTTTTTGCGGAGATTGGGTTTGTAGACGACCAAGACCCTTATCCTAAGCATAACGCAAATTTATATCCAGACAGAGTTCACTACAAACACGACAAGGACTCCAACCTTCGCCTTAGCTTTGACAGTAGTATAAATCTGGTCACTATCTCCACAGATACCACTGAAGAAATCTATATTTACCCTGTTGATTCTAACTCTTTAAGCTATGCAATTGGACTCTTGTTAAAAACCATACGAGGTCTATATGAAACTCACTGTTGAACTCGTCCCTCAATCCTCATGGGGCAATAACCTACGCTCTGAAGCCAACCTCTCCAAAGCTCAATGGGATAAGCTACGCAAAGCCTCTTACAAGCAAGCAGGGTACAAATGCGAGGTCTGTGGGGGTAAAGGATCTAAGTGGCCAGTAGAGTGCCACGAGATTTGGCACTATGATGACCAGAACAAAAATCAAACTCTCAAGGGTCTGATTTCTCTCTGCCCCACCTGCCACAAAGCAAAGCACATCGGACGAACCTTATCCGTTGAACCCCCACAAGTTCAATCGCAGGTACTACATCAACTCGCTTCGATTAATAACCTTACACCCCAAAAGACTGAGGACTACATCGTCCGAGTCTTTGAAGTATGGAACGAGAGATCCCAACATCAGTGGACGCTAGACCTCTCGTGGCTCGATGATAACCTTTAAAATCTTAACCACCTAGTATTTCTTCGATCTCTTTTGAAGAAAGCACAACTGGTAACCCTAAAGGATTTTTACGCTCATGTGTCCATACCGACCTTATGGTATCGAACAAGCTTTGGCGTGTAAAAAACATCTCGGAGTAGTTGTTTATTTCGACTATCCAGCCATGTCTTTCTTCCCCTTGCTGGATAACCTTTAACACCCCCTCGTCTGTCTTTAAAGCGTAGATTCCAGAATCAATCGGTTCAAACCCTATCTCCAAACAAGCACCTCTAATCAAATCTTCAGCCTCTTCATCAGGTAAGAGTTTGTGATACTCCCACTCAATCTTCCCATTCACTTTGCGTGTGTATCTTTTCATAATCAAGCACTCGCTCTAAAGAGCATGGTGTTAAGTGCTTGGATCTTACGCTCTACCCAAAGAACAGTCTTGAGGACAAAGCTCGGTTCGTCCAGCACAGTCAGAGTATTTACCATAGCCTTATAAGCCTTCGGATCAAACTCTAGGTCATCATTATTTGGGATCTTTACATGGTGTGATCCATCTCGCTCGATTATGATGATGATTGATTCTTGTAGATCTCTTTTAGTTAGGCTCATGGATAAGTCCTTTTTCCTTTAAGGAGTTTGTAAGTTGCCCCCAAGTCATCGTTGATGTTAGGGGGAGTATGATTGTACTTGTGGTAAAGTTTAAGGTAAGCAACTTGTTCTCCAACCTCACGCTGTTAAGTGTCGGAGCGATTGTCTTTAAAAATCTCTCTAGTCGGCTTTCGCTTAACAGCGTGAGAGGAGTCTCCTTATGAGTCTTGAGGGTTGTACTTGTGGTAAAGTTTGTTGACATAGATCGCCACCCCTCCCCAAATGCTCTGTAGTGGACAGTCAAGAGGCTTCATACAAGGCTCAACTAGACCACCAAAGTCATCGGTATGATCGCATTTGTGAGTACAGGAGATGAGAGCCTTGACATGAAACAGACAACCGTCCTTATGGTTCTTTTCTGTTTCAAAGAGTCTTACTGCTTTCAAGGCATACCTAGTATAGCGACCGTCAATCTGATTAAGAGCATCAAGTCGGTCTTGATCTATATCCACAGGGATTATTACATAATCCTCTCGCTTCTTTTGGGTCAACACGATGTTTCGTGCGACCATGTCTCGGTACACCTCATAGCTACCCTTCACTTCATTTAAAGTCATCTCGATAGGGTCAAAGGAAGCACTCTTGCGAAGCTCTCTCAGATCATAGCTCGGTTGAGTGTCCTTTTCTACCTCTTGAGTCTCCATATTGCCCTCTACAGGCAGTTCGATCTCAAGGGTAGGTTCTACCACCTCTTGAACCTCAACAGGCTCTACAGGAGCAACCTCAACCTCAACCTCAACAGGCTCTTGCTCTTGCTCTGCAACAGGCTCAAGTGTAGTCGTGCTTACCTGCACACTTGAAGTGATGTACCCATCCTCTACTTTATCAAGAGAGATGCGGTAGTCCTTAGACCCACCGACATTCTCCACCAACTCATTTGTGGTAGTGTCGATGTGGGCTTCGATGACAGCTGGGTTGTCCACCTCAACAGGGACATGAGTTTCCTCGACCTCTTGAGTTTCCTCGACCTCAAGGGTAGGCTCGACCACAGTTTCGACCACAGGCTCAACCTTTTTAGCCTTAGCCTTCTTAGCCTTAGCCTTAGCCTTAGCCTTAGCAGGGATTGTGGTAAGGTCAAAGTCGGGGTGGTAGTACCCACGCTTATGGGTGATAAGTTCACCACTCTTTTTAAGTTCCTGTATGCAGTCATAGACCTTGACCTGTACGACAGACCAATTGTGCTTACTCTTGGTCATGCCGAACTGATCTACGAGAACAGGATTAGCATCACAGTACAGTGTCTCTAACTGTCCTGTACTCTCGCCTGGGTTCGCCTGTACTAGAGCAGGAAGTTCAGCTCGGATACGAGTCTTGAGGTTTTCGATGTCTTGCTTTGTGTAGGTAGCCATGTTGTTCTCCTTAGTGAGTGTGGGCTGATTACATAGAGTTATAAATAGGGGGTTACAGCGAAGCACCCGATGAGGACTATAGGGTAGGGTTGTCAATCCCATTCACAGTCGCTGAAGCAGGGAGTTTGTACTGTCTCCATTTACGACTGGTGAGGTCTAACTCACGACTGATAGCGTTCTTGATTTGGACATGAAGACCACTTTTAGTCTTTCTCGCATCTCCGTTGGGATCAGCCGAGAGAACACGCTCTCCGATGATGATTCCACGAACATGGACATCACCTGTTCCATCGTGGATAGAGACACCCTTCACACCTGCTGGATGATCGCTGTAAGCCTCAAGATGAGAGTTGTCATCGTTAGACCCTGTGGCTGACTGACGGAGTGCTGTCAGCAGACCTTTCTTGCGTGGCTGATCCCCATCGAGAGCGAGATCAAAGTCAAGATCGGTAAAGACCAACCCACGATCCTCAAGATCCACCTTGAGCTTGGCTCGATCAGCCGACTCTACCTTGACCATATCCATAGCGGCGATGGTCTTGTGGTCAGTACCCACGAGCATCGACACCTCGACAGTATGCCTCCCTCTGACAGTGCCTCCGTCTTTCTTGAGGTCAGCCTTGCCCGACTTGGTTGTAGTGAAAGTTAAAGTTGTGTTTGGTGTTGCTGTGATGTTCTGCATGGGAGTCTCCTTTCAAGAGATGTGGTTTGCAGTTTGAAATGATTATATGATTGCTGGTAAATGTTTCCTAGCCTCTCACACTAGGATATATTTAAGGGGTTACAGCTTACGCTCCCCCGACTCGCTCTAACAGAGATGTTTGAGCGTTCTCGATCAGCTCTGCCTTGTTCTTCGCCTCATAAGAGTGGAGGACATCGAGTTTGTTCTCACGATTGAGAGAGGCATAGTAAGCAGACACCTTAGATCGTACTGCCTTAACTGTGGGCTTTTCCTCAGCCTCTCCCATTAAGAGAGAGAAGCTGAGAGAGCTGATGATGTCGCTGATTCTGTTAGAAGCCTCTGAGTAGGTTAAAAGTGCGTTCATGTCTTTAGTCTCCATTGGGAGTTAGGGGTGAGGATCGTTCCTCATATAATGGTATAGATAAGGGGTTACGCTTCAGTCAAGTATTTGATTTACTTAGCAAAAGCGTGTAGCGTAACCCCTTCTCTATTACCTAACATGAAGGCAATCAAGCCCCACCACCACTCCCAAAGGAGAAAAAATGAAACCACAAACAAAGACTAGACTAGACGAGATAGAGAGTACCGACCACAAACAAAGTGGCTTCCTCTCTTGCGGGGGAGATGAGTATCAGATCTCTTGTGGAGAGGCAAAATGGGAAGTGGATAACGCTCTAGCTCTAGCACAGCTCCTCATGTTAATCGAGGAGGATGAAGAAATTCAATCATTTTCCATCTTGAGCGGAGCGAATGGCTATGACCATGTTTTTACCCGCTCCAAGTCAGGATGGCTCATACAGGATCATCATCTGGTCAATGGGGTTTGGTTTCAAGAAACCACACGCTCTCCTGTCTCAATGCCTTTTCTCATTGACTCTTATCCCGATGATTGGGATGAGTTGGATTGGTGGTGCGAAAAAGGGGAAGCGTAACCCCTTATCTATAACTTAACATGAAGGCAATCAAGCCCAACTCTCATAAAGGAGACTTTCATGAAAAACTTCCCAACAAAGCATTTGAAGAAGGTCGCTAAAGCTACTCTTGTCTCACTGAGACCAGGGCCTCGCCCCAACCCTTTTATAAAGAAAGAGGAAGAGGAAATTCCTCACAGCCTTATCACCAAGATTATTAAATAAAGGAGAACCACCATGACTAACCACCCAAGAGTAAAACTGTCAAGAATCAACGGAGACAACAAATACTCTGTCATCCTCGACATGACCATCTCATACAAGGCTGTGTTGCAGGAGCGTTTGAATCGCCTCCAAGCGTTCACAAGCTCTAACAGCCTTGAGAGTGCAACTCGCCTCATCAATGAGGCAGGTGTGGCCTGCACGACTAAGGATGTGGACAAGGTGATCTTTGGTAGCAAGGGTCTTATCCCTAGCACCATCGCTTCTCTTAATGGGAATAATACGAACCGTCCTAAGAGCTACAGTGGCAAGCTCACTCGCAGAGATGGAAGCCCCCACTTCATCGACCAAAACGGAACAGAGTTTGTCCGAGGTGTCATCGTTGATGGACACTACCCACAGAAGACTCCAACCCATCTCTTCACAGCGATCCGAAACTGCATCGAGTCTAACTTGAACCTCCCACGCTACATCCGTCATGAGATCCAAGAGCATGACGAGACTGTGGATCGTGATGAGAACAACAACCCTCAGTAAGAGAGCCACCACATGACGCTCAAGCTCATCGTACTAATGATTATCAGAACGGCTCTGCCTAAAGGAGAAGAACAATGCTCTCAACGATCTTAGACATCGCGGGTGTAGCGAGCATCTGCCTCATCGGGATTTTCATCGTCAGCTACTATCGCACGAAGAACCTGTAACCCCTTATCTATAACCATACATGAGGAACGATCCTCAACTCTTTAAAGGAGAAACAATGACCACTACTAGAACACCCCTAAGCCTTAAACTCGATAAGTTAGAGGGTACACCTCTCAAGGCGATGCTGTGGCACTTGAATGAGGCTGTTAACGGCCCATACATCACCGAAAAGAACATGAAAGGCTGTACAGACCTCGCTATCAACGAAGCTCTCAGTCTCCTCAAGAAAGAGAGCGAGTCAATGTTCGATGAAGTATCCTCGCAAATGGGAGTAAAAGCATGAGCATCAAAAGACATCTATCAGTTCTGTTCTACCGAGAGCGTTGCCAGAGGGAGACACTGACCTCAATGCTCGAAAAGTTAAATGAGCAAGAGGCTCATGCTCTATGGAGACTACTCCAAGAGAAAGAGCAACAAGCTAACCGAGCGAAAAGTAAAGCCAATCGAGGCTGGTAAAAAGTATTTAAAAGTTTTGTCCGATTCTCAATGTTCAAGTCGTTAGAGATATCAACACTACTCGTAAAGAGAGAGAACAGTTATGGTAAACATCATCAAGCCAGAGTTTCTAAAGTGGAACTCAAACAATTCTAAAGAACACTTCGACATGAACTTCGACATGAACTCATGGGAGACAGGTGGTGAGACTTTTTTCAATGTGTTCAAATCAGAGACTTTCAATCTCTGCACTTACAGTAGAGTAAAGAAAGAATATGTTCTTGAGACCGAAGGCGTAAACATCATCAGCCAAGAGCAAAAGTCTCAAGAGATGCCATTCTTCGATGACTCTGAGGATGAGATCATATCTGAACAACACGAGATCGAAATCGAATGGTTGATCACTGATCCTAAAGGTCATGTCTTTATCACTGTTGACGATAAACGAGTAGGCATCGAATGGGCTGACAGAAGGATCAAGGATCTACAAGGGAATGAAGCAAGACTGATACCTAGTGAACCGTATCGAGTAGAAGAGATCCTTACATCAGATGAACATGATACCCTCATCGAAATCAAACGACTCGCCCGTTTAAGAGATATGTCAACAGGCAAGACTCGTGAAATGTTAACCTTCAAAATTCTAGGTTTGAGTGTAATAAATGAAAGACTTTAGAACCTTCGGTCGGGGTGGTTGTGAATGGGGCGATTGGGAGGAATCAGCGTTCGATTGCGACTCACCCAATGATCGAAATGGGGCGTGTGCATACTTCGATTCCTGGCCTGAGTGTTCTGCCATGCAGTTCAGAGTATGGCACATAAAAGAAGATCTACACATAGAACTCAAAGGTGAAGGGTTTAAAGTCACCGATACAAAGACCAAGTTCTTTCCAGATGATTGCGAAGGGAAAGACTGTAACTCGTACCTTACCACTATCGTCTTTCAGATTATCGAACCTCAAGGAAGGACTGAGGTCGTCATACCTTCGGAAGATATTTTCCAAGATGAGTGTGTTATCAAGTGGGATAAAAAATATCTCTATGACCTCGATGGTCAAAAAGCAAAACTCGATATAAAATCTGTTGACCACTATAAGATCGAAGAGATCCTAACTGCTAAACAAAGAAAAAACTACGCTCTACAGGACAGAACTATCAAGCTAAAAAAGATCGTTCGCAAGATGGGCAGATACGACATCAGTTCTCAAATAGATATAGCAAGGATGTGTGGAGACTTTAATTTTTAGTCGCCCACCATTTAAATAATAACTACCGTAAAACCCATTTCCAGATTTTAAAACCCAAAATCTTTCTGGGTTTAATCTTAATAGTTGTTTTATTGTTTGTGTGGTAGAATGCACCACAACACACAGACCTACATACATCTTGCGTGTGTTGTAAGTCTGACAACATTAAGTTTTCTTCTAATAGGGGTTCACATAGTATGCCAGTACCAGGAGCAGTGAGTGGAGCGATCATGGCTTCCTCTAGTAGTAAGACCCCACAAATGGCTCAGATAGCACAGGGTGTAGAGCTTGGTTTATATCAGTGGTTATTAGC